GGCTAAGCGTTCGGGAATGGCTGGCCTTTTTGCCCGGTACGGTCACCCGGGGGGATTAATAACATGACAAACGGGAGACGCGCGGGCGCGGGCGGGCGGGCGTGTGTGCGCGTGCGGGGAATGCGGCGGGGATACGCGTTGGTGGGGCACCCTTGGGATCGCCGATGTGGTTGGCCTGTAAGAATGTTGCGGGGAAAGCTAGTATTGTATCGCTACCAAAGCTTTGAATATAATAATATTTCTTTTCTGCATAGGGGCGGGGAAGGGCCACCCCACCCCCCTACGTCAACTGCTAGCAATACCGGTCGTAATTTTATTTTTTTGGAGTAATCGGGGTCGGTACAAAACGTACGCCACTGGGAAAGCAAAACGTACCCCTAACGAGGGGGCAAAACGTACTCCTTACGTACGTGGCGGGGTGTATAGGTTTACCCCGGCGGGCCTTACGCCCAGTGTACCGTCCAAAAGCGCTTTTGTCAAGAAAAAAAGTTGACACTTCCCGCCCGAGTCGCTATACTATTGTCGTGAACCACACTTTTACCCGTCACACCACCCCTCAAAACAATTCCGTTTTAACAAAGTTGGTACGACGCACGTGTGGTTCACCACAATTTTGAAAGATAGCCTCGTGTTCACCGCAATCGTATTCGCGTGTACGTTTTACATCACGCAAGAATGCCTCCGTTTCGAGGATACACGGGGTCCGTACGCCACAGAAGAGGCGTGTATCGAGCGGATCGTCGAAATGGCCGGTAATATCCGCACCATATCGCCCAACTTGCAAATCGTACGTACAATGTGCGTACCAAATCCCGGACAACCAACGTAAAAAATGAACCTCTTACCCCAACAAAGGCCGAAAGAGCGCGTTCTCACCGTTCAACAGCAGCAATTTCTCGACTTGTTGTTTGAAAACGGCGGTAATGTCGCTGCAGCAGCCATAGACGCAGGATATTCACGCGGCTCTTCACAGTGGCTCAAGAAGACGTTGGCCGATGAGATCGTAGAGCGTACGAAAGACATCCTTTCCGTCAACGCGATCAAGGCCGCTAATCGCCTAGTTAGTACGATTGACAACCCCGCCCCCGAACGCGGAGACGACCTACGCCTCAAAGCAGCCGAATCACTCTTGACACGTGTCGGAGTTAAGGCTCCCGAGCAGGTAAACCACAACGTAACGGCAGTTCACGGCGTAGTCCTTCTGCCACCCAAGAATGAGGTAACAATCGATGGAACGAGCTAAAAATGTAGTTGATTATGTACGGGCACAGTTTCGTGACATCGACTACGAAAACATGACCCTCAAGCAAATCAAAGAAGAAGCCCAGACGTACGCACGTATGACAGGTATGAACGAAGAAGAAGCGAGTCGTCACGCCAAAAGTATGATAGAAACGTGGCACGAGGTACACGGCAACAACAAAGGCCGCAAAGCGGGCGGTAGTAGCGAAAAGCCCGAGTGATGACTGACGACGCGCCGAAACGCAAGCGCGGTAGGCCCAAGAAAGACCCTAATGCCCCGAAGGCAACATACCAGCTTTCTACGCAAGAACGTGCAAGACGCGCGGCGCAGGGCCGCTTACGCTCCGCAAAAACCCGTGCGGCAAAAGTCTCTAAGGCCGCAGAAGACAAACGTCGCTACGCCCGCCAACTCGAAGAAAAGGTCGGAAAAGTTGAAGAAGCTCTCAAAGGTACTAAGTCTGCCACAGTCGATCTTGGGGATTTGCATGATTTGCCAGAAGCCGTTTCGGACCTTGTCGGCGAAAGCGAAGTTGTTTTCCAGCCGAATAGCGGACCTCAAACGGACTTTCTTTCGGCGGGTGAACGAGATGTTCTCTACGGGGGAGCAGCCGGGGGAGGTAAATCTTTCGCTCTCTTGGCCGACCCTCTGCGCTTCTGTCACAACCCTAATCATCGTGGGCTTCTTCTTAGGCGTACTCTCGACGAGCTAACCGAACTCATCGACAAGTCACGTCAACTCTACACGAAGGCGTTTCCCGGTGCGAAGTTCCGCGAATCCAAATCCACGTGGGTTTTCCCGTCGGGCGCAACGATCTGGTTTACGTACCTCGACAAAGACAAAGACGTAACCCGCTTTCAAGGGCAAGCGTTCAACTGGATTGGTATCGACGAAATAACCCAGTACCCCACGCCGTACGTCTGGGACTACTTGCGTTCTCGTCTCCGTGCAACAGACCCCGAACTCCAACAACACCTCTACATGCGCTGCACAGCCAACCCCGGCGGTGTCGGCGGCTGGTGGGTGAAGAAAACGTACATCGATGGGATCGAGCCGAACAAAGCGTTCGCCGCATTCGACATCGAAACCGGAAAATCTTTTCTGTGGCCACCGAGCCACGAAAAAGCAGGTCAACCGTTGTTCCTTCGCAAGTTTGTACCGGCACGGCTGACTGACAATCCCTACCTCATGGCAGATGGTCAATACGAGGCCATGTTGAGGTCGCTCCCGGAAGTCGAGCGGAAGAGACTTCTCGAAGGGGATTGGGACGTGGCGGAGGGAGCGGCCTTCCCAGAATTTTCACGAGCGAGACATGTGGTCGAACATTTTGAACTTCCAACCAACTGGCCCCGCATACGTGCGGCAGACTACGGCTATGCGAGTCCGTCGTGCGTTCTTTGGGGGGCTATTGACTGGGATAACAATATCTGGATTTATCGTGAATTATATGCTAAACACTTGACAGCGGAGCAACTCGCTGATAAAATACTAGAAGCAGAGGAGCTAGACCCGCTCCCTCACTACACCGTCTTAGACTCCTCGTGTTGGAACAAGACGGGTTTCGGACCTTCGATAGCAGAGACTATGATGCGAGTCGGTGTGCGGTGGACGCCCTCCGACCGTAATCGCATACAAGGAAAGATGGAGGTACACCGTCGCCTCGCAGACGATCCGTACACAAACGAACCTCGCCTCCGTATCTTTTCAACGTGTACGAATACTGTCAAGCAACTTGCTGGCATACCGCTCTCCAAGAGTAACAGCGAAGACGTAGACACAAAGGCCGAAGATCACGCATACGACGCCCTCCGCTATATGGTCATGACACGTATGAGCGGGTACGCTTCGATCCACAAACAACTTGGTTCGATCAAAAACCAAGTGTATCAAGTCCAAGACGCTACATTCGGATACTAATAGATGGCAAAGACTATCATATCTACGAATTTCGATCCGTCCCAAATTACACTCCGGGATTTTATGGAGTTGTACGTCGAAAAGCGCGAAATTAAGAGGGATAACTTTTTTAGCGGTTTTTCCGACGCCGTATTTCAGCCGTATATGGACCGGCCCGCTATCGAGTTTTTTGAATCCGCACGAGAAGAGGGGAACCCGCTTCAGAGGTTCTTCGACGATCAAGCGGCTAAGGGCGTAGGCCCCGGGGGTGCCGAAAAAGCGTACTCTAACGCAAAAAACCTCGAAGATAACATCATACATCAACTCAAGCGCCTCAAGCGCATGGGCGAGTACGCAGATGACACGAACGGGTTTCCTCGCCTAACAGATACCGTAGTAAAACCGGCAAAAGGCGCACCCCGATCCAAAAAGTTTAAGATCAATCCGGAAAGGCTCGGACTTCTCAAAGTAAAACTCATCGAACACGCTCGGGAAAATCCAAAAGATGTCCCGATCGTACGTGCCCTTCTTGTGCAGATGTATACCGGATTTCGTCCGAAAGAAATTATACAGATGCCGATGCAAGGCACGATCAAAGAAGCTGCCGAAGGAAGTGTGTCGAAGGGTCTCTTTCTTCCGGCAGGTATCACAAAGATGGACGAAGCGTTCGCCGTCCCCTTAACTCCGCACCTAGAGTCCGCCCTCAATTCGGCGATCGATAGCAACTCCTCTCGATTTGTAGATCGATCTATGCCAGACCGTATGTTTTTAATGGACAATGGCAACCCTATTCCGGAGGGTGCCCTTTCGCGGGTTTTGAAACAAATCGAAGTTCCGGGAATCTTAGAAGATGCCGTAACCGGAGAGCCTATCAACTTCTTGACAGCCGCGTACGATCTTCGTCGTGCCCACGCCACGGGTGTAAATCAACTCGGCTACGGTGTGGAGGTCGGTGCAAAGATGAAGGGGCGGGCTATCAAGGCCGCTACTGCTGGTGACGAACCCCGCTACGTAGCAACCGGCTTTAGGTTTCACACTGCAGAAGACTTGACGCCCCACGTAGCGTGGCACAATTTTATCGACAAAGCATTTGCCGGTGCGGCAGGAATTGAAGGCGGCGGCGTACTCGGAAACGTCATCATAAGCCCCGAGCAAGACGTACTCGGAAAAGGTATCGTAGCAAATCGCGTGTCCGACCTCATGACTATGGACGTAAACGACATGTCCAACGTCATGATCATGCCTACCGCAATTCCCGGAAATATCGCCCTTCCCGCCGCACCCGGAGAAGTAACAGAGGAAGCTATCCGAGATCAGGCGGATCGTTTCGTGAAGAATCTGTCCGGTAAAACCTTTAAGAATCCCAAGTTTCGCATGGTAGGTCCGGCGCTTCTTGCCGGTGTTGCAGGGGGAGAAGGCGAAGCACCCTCCGATCAAACCATAGATACTACCCTAGAACTGTTGAGGGATGCGGCTTTCGACGAGGCGGGGTATCAAGCGATCTCTATGCCACTCGTACGGGCCGGGGCATCGATGACCGCCGCAGGTATGGCTGCTACGTTTGTCCAAGAGGCGTTACGCACCGGAGAAGCAGAAGCACAAGAACGCGACCCGATGGAGCGGGCAGTTTACGAAGAAGAGCTACAAGCTGCAGCCCGCGAAGGACAATACGCCCCGGATGCCACAGCTTCAACCCCGTCAGGAGAGACGGTCACATTACCCCGCGTAGAATTTTTCCCGCCGATCGGAAAGGCGGAAGGCGAAGCACAGACGGTTCTCGAAGAACAATTTGCCGAGCCTGATGTATTCGAGGGCAGCCCTCGTGACGTACAGGAGCGTCGAACGGCTGAAATGGAACGCATAGTCACTGAAGATACGGCTATGCAAACAGACGAAACCCCGGGCTTTGTGGCCCGCAGATAACGGAGCAAATCTATGCCGAACAACAATTACAATTACGGTGCGGATTACATCATGAATGCTGACAAGACTACTGTCGATGCAAGCATGGGTGAGTCCACACTCTATCGTGAAGGTCTTGAGTTCGATACTCGGGCGAAGACTGGTGTTCTCACGGAAGACATGCCTAAGAAAATGACTAAGGCTGCTGTCGATCCGTCGGTTATGAGCATGGCCGAAGAGCGCGACTACTAAAAACACAAAAAGGTAGTATTCCCTATGGAAGATAGGTTTCTCGAACCTGCTGACGACACTGAAGTACCCGTAGCATCTCCTGAAGAGCAGATGCCGTATCTTTCGGAGTATATTCTGAAAAGATTCGAAGACGCCGAAAACGGGCGTTACGCGTACGAACAGCGGTGGCTACAGGCATACAAAAACTTTCGTGGAATTTACGATTCGAGTACGCAATACCGAGAATCTGAGCGATCTAAGGTATTCATCAAGATCACCAAAACAAAGGTTCTTGCTGCGTACGGTCAGATCGTAGACATTCTCTTTTCGAATAAAAAGTTCCCGATTGTTGTCGAGCCTACCCCAGTTCCGGAGGGTGTAGCCGAATTCGCTCACCTCAAAACTCCTCTCGACGAAGTTGTTTCACAGCAGCAAACTCCGATGATCGATCCGTACGGATTCGAGGGGGACGGACGAGAACTAGCTCCGGGCGCTATGCAAGCCGAGCAACCACACTTCTTAGGTGCGTATGGGGCGACTATGCAAAATGCAAACGTCGTTCCGGGAAAGGCACTTGCAGGTGAGCCACAAATTTCACCGGCTCAAGAATCCGCCCTCAAGTGTGAAAAGACGATCCACGACCAACTCGTCGATACAAATGCCGTAACGGTTATCCGCAAAAGCATATTCGAAGCCGCTCTTCTCGGCACGGGTGTTCTCAAAGGCCCGCTGAATATGTATAAACGTATTCATCGTTGGGAAAACGGCGAGGACGGGGAACGGGAATACAATCCGTACGAAAAGGTAGTTCCGCGCATCGAACACGTTTCGATTTGGGATTTCTACCCCGATCCGGCTGCTGTCAACATCGAGGATTGCGAATACGTAATCCAGCGGCACCGGATGAATCGCCAACAGCTTCGCAGCCTTCTTTTGATGCCTCACTTTAGGGCGGAAGCCGTCGAGGCGACAATCGCATCCGGCCCTAACTACGACGACAAATACTTTGAAGATACAATCCGAGAAGACGAAACAGAGGCGTACTACAACGAAAGTCGCTTCGAGGTTTTCGAATATTGGGGAGTGATCGATACGGATATGGCCGAATCTATCGGCATCTCTCGTGAAGAGCTTCCGGATAATCTCTCTCAAGTTCAGGTGAACGCGTGGGTATGCGGCGGAAACGTACTGCGGTGTGTTGTCAATCCGTTTACCCCCGCTCGTATTCCATACTTTGCTTTGCCGTACGAAATCAACCCGTATCAAATCTGGGGCGTCGGTGTTGCAGAGAATATGGAAGACGCTCAGATGTTGATGAATGGTCACGTCCGTATGGCAATCGACAACCTTGCCCTTGCCGGTAACCTCGTCTTCGATGTAGACGAAGCGTCGTTGGTACCCGGACAGAACATGGACATCTTCCCGGGTAAGATTTTCCGTCGTCAGTCGGGTGTTACAGGAACAGCGATCAACGGTCTCAAGTTCCCGAACACGGCTCCTGAAAACATTCAGATGTATCAGATAAGCCGTCAACTCGCAGACGAAGAGACAGGTCTACCTTCTATTATGCACGGACAGACGGGTGTGTCAGGCACAGGACGTACCGCAGCGGGTTTGTCTATGCTTCTGGGTAGCGCAAGCCTGTCGATGAAGACTGTCATTAAGAATATTGACGATCATCTTTTGAAGCCACTCGGTGAAGCGTATTACCAGTGGAATATGCAGTTCAACGAAGCGATGGACGATATAAAGGGCGACTTGGAAATCAAGCCCCGGGGTATCGCTGCCGTTATGCAAAAAGAAGTTCGAAGTCAGAGATTGATCGGTCTTCTTCAAACCGTATCTAATCCGATGCTAGCTCCGTTTATCAAGATTCCGAACCTTCTTCGCGAACTTGCTATCACACAGGATATCGATCCGGACAGCCTTGTCAACGACGTAAACGAGGCTCAAATCTACGCACAGATGCTACAGGGGATGATGGCTAATGCTCAACAAGAATCAGGCCCAGATGGTGGCCCCGCTGGTCAACAACAACCCGGCATGGACGGGGCTAGAGGAGTACCTCAACAGCCTCAAGGAGATAACAGTGCAGGGCCTAGCGGGGGCGCAATCGGAGTCGGAACTGCGCCAACTGCAGGGGAAGCTGGTTTTACTGGAAACACTCCTGAAGTTGAAGAGTAACCACGAGGCGGTAGTCAAAGGAAACAAGTGATATGTTCAACTGGTACGACACCAAAAATTTAGGTTTGAACTGGTATGAGTACGTGCTTCCTGCGGAGGAGGATACGGATTCGACAACGCCGATTGTTTCTCCGGAAACTATCACGTCGGCACAGATGTTTGGAGCCGTACGAGAACAGCAAGACGAAGACCCGAACACTATTCGGATGCGTCGTAGATCGCAAACCGGAAGACTCGATCTTATGAACGCAAAAATGATAGGCTATACAGACATTAAATATGGTGACTTTAACGGATACTTAAAAGAAAAGGGTCTTCCGGACCGTTCCGGATTCTTTGCAAACACCCATTTTCCTACCTCCGAAAAGGGTATGACATCTATGCAAGGGGCGGGAATTGCCGGGGGATTAACTGGTGGAAATCCGTTTATGGGATTGATGGGTGGTTTTATCGGTGCCGAATCGCAAATTGTAGCCGATCCGACCGGAGAGTATAACAGAAATATTCCAAAGACCGGCATAGGTAATCCCCTCGCTTCTATTGCCATCTCTAGTGAGTACGCGGGTTTGGGAAAAATCCGTGACGCGTGGTCGGCTAATCCTACGGGATCGCTACAGGAAAACGGATTTGCTTTCAATCTCGGCGGCGTTACTGTGTGGCGCGATCCGAATAGCAATCGCTACAGCGGTCAACTCGATCGTATCGGACTAGATCAGCGCACGGCTCGTGATCTCGAAAGTCTGATGGTTGGTCGGGAGTTGGGAGATCAACTTGTTAATAATTATTTGAACGCAGAGTCAATACCCTTTTTTACCGATCTTGCGATTGCTGCCGGAATGTACCCGGATAGCTACGGACGAGTTATCGTCGATAATGTTCAAGGTTTTGACTTTGATAATATCGTTTTGGGTACGAAAAATGGCGGTTACACCCTCGACGGACGCTTCAACTTCAAAGGACAGATGGGGCGTAACGGTCGTATGGAGGACTTTGATAACCTCGTAGATACCGTTTTTGATGGTAACAAAGATTCTGCTCGTAGCTGGCTAAATACATCTCGCTCTACCAAGTTCGAGTCGGCAGCAGATAAGATTCAGAACTTGCAATACTTTATTTTGAAGTCTCGTGGTTTCGAACACGTAACAGCTATGAATATGATTTCTACTGCGGGTACTACCGTGCCGTCCACAACTTCTACGACGAAAACCACCTCAACAACGACTCCCGCGCCTTCTGCACCGGCCCCGCAGCCCGCAGCAGGTCCGACGGGGGCAGCAGGTCCGACGGGGGATGAGCGTGTTAGCTCATTACTCGCTGCAGGTGAGACCCGATTTGCTAATATTCTCGGTCGTGGCTTTGTCGCAGTCGACGAGGGCACTACGTTTACGTCGCAACGAGAGAGCGTCGATTCCGCTCCAGCCGGTCGTAGCTTCAGCGTTAGCTACAGCGAATATGGTGGTGGTGCCGGAACTCCGAGCGGCGGGGGCACGGGCTTTGGGTTCCGCGCACAAGGTGGTCCTATCCTCAGACAAGAGGGTGGCGGCGTACCTGCCGATCCGGAAGGATTTGTGCGTGGCGCACCCCGTCCACAACCTGAAGATAGCATCGTTTCTAGGGATGAAATTCAACGCCCCGCCCCGGAATCTGGTTTTGTCGTGCGGCCTCCATCACAAGTGTCTGAGGATGCTTCGATTGCCGATGATATCGACATGGAACCGGAAGTTGGCGGTGAAGTTATCAATGCCTCTGCCGTATCTGTTGCGGGCGAAAAAGACATCTACGAAATGATCGAAGACGCTAAAAAGTACCGCAAAAACGTAAAAGGTATTGACAAACCCGTAGAAACGAGTAATATTAAAATATCGGCAGGAGAAGTCTATGTAGACCCCGAGCTTGCCGACATCATAGGCCGCGACAAGATTCGTAAGATCAACGAGCGCGGCGTCCCCGCCACAAAGAAAAAACAGCAGCGTTCTCAACGCGCCTCTCGTGGCACAAAAGTTTCCTAATACATTTTTTGTATTCGTCAGCTACCCGCTACGTTCATTCGCGGCCCTGACACAACCGGAGCGGCTACCCACAGCCAAGTGGCCCCGCATGTGAGGTAAATAAAATGGCAAAAAAAGTTCGCGGCCATCGCGGCAACAAACCCAACGATTCTTTCGGAACGATTAACAGCGACACTCTCTACAAAGGAAAGTACCGCGAAGAAGTCTACAAAGACGACGATGATGAATCCGAAGAAGAGGTTCAAGAGGCATCTTCCCAAGAAAAGGAAGACCAGCAAGTAGAAGAACAGGCTACTCAGCAAGAAAACTTTGCCGACCCCAAACCTTCTAACGAACCTGACTACAAAAAGCGTTACGACGATTTGAAGCGTCACTACGACGGAAAGCTCGAAGAGTGGAGACAAGAGAAGTCTCAACTAGAGGCCAAGTTTACCACGATCCAAAACATTCCGTCTCAAGAATCGGGACTCGACCTAGATCAGTTTCAAAGTCAATATCCCGATGTGTACGCTGCTATCCAAAAGATTTCTTCTACGCAATCAGAAGCACGTGTTAGAAATCTCGAAGGAGAGCTAGAGCAAATCAGAAAGCGGGAAAAAACTCTCGAAAAGCAAAAGGCGTACGAAGAGCTTCTCCGTTTGCAGCCGGAATTTGAGACGATCAAAGAATCTGAAGATTTTACGTCTTGGCTGCAAGATCAACCACAATCTATTTCTGATGGCGTATACAATAACTCAACAGATGCCCAGTGGGCCAGTCGAGTTATTGATCTCTACAAATCTGACAGGGGTTTGACTAAAAAAACGTCTACTCGCACTCGCAAAAACGACGACGCGGCCATGTCCGTTTCTAAAACGGCGGCACGAGAAGTTGCTACGCAAACAGGCGATAAACGTATCTGGAAAGCTTCTGAAATCGGCAGGATGAAGCCGTGGGAGTTCGAAAAAATGGAAAAGGAACTCGACGCGGCACGTTCGGAAGGCCGAATCGACTACAAATCTTAACACTAACCTCAAAATAGGAAGGAAAGACCAATGGCTTTTGATAGTGCATCAGGTTACAACAACCTGCCTTCCGGTAACTTTACTCCGGAAATCTTCAGTCAAAAGGTTCTCAAGTTCTTCCGTCGCGCTTCGGTTGCAGAAGACATCACGAATACCGACTACGCTGGCGAAATTGAGAACTATGGTGATACCGTCCGTATCATCAAAGAACCTACCATCACCGTTTCTAGCTACTCTCGTGGCTCGGTGGTAAACCCGCAAGACCTCGCTGACGATCAGACCACTATGGTTGTAGATCAGGCGAACGCCTTTGCATTCAAGATTGACGACATTGAAGAGCGTCAGTCCCACGTCAACTTCGAGGCTCTTGCCACTTCTTCGGGTGCATACTCCTTGAAGCGCAAGTACGACGCCAACATCCTGTCCTCTATGGCTGCAGGTGCAGGTCTGACCGGCGAGTCCGGTGCTGCAACCGCTACCATTGGCGACATTGGTACGCTGGCTTCGGCTCTCGACATCGGCGGCGCAGGCACTCCGGGCGACACTGCAGTCAACACCATGCTGGTGATGGCTCAAGCCCTCGATGACCAGTCTGTTCCGGAAGAGAACCGCTGGTTCGTTGCTCCCCCGGCTTTCTACAAGCACCTGTTCTCGGCAGGTTCGAAGTTCGCAGAAGTTCAGGTAACTGGCGATGCGACTTCCCCGCTGCGTAACGGCCTTGTGTCGCTGGGCAACATTGCTGGCTTCCAGTGCTACAAGTCTACTGCCCTCGTCTCAAACGGCGGCACTGACCAAGTAACTCTGTCGGGCCTCGCTACTGACGGGACTGAGAACCTGCTCCTTGCTGGTCACATGTCCTCAACGGCTACCGCTTCGCACATCGCGAAGACCGAAGTTGTCCGTTCAACTGAAACCTTCTCTGACATCGTTCGTGGTCTCCACGTTTTTGGTCGCAAAGTTCTGCGTCCGGAAGCAATGGTTCGCGGCGTTGTTAGCCTCGACTAGATTAGGGAGATTCACTAATGGCTACTTACGCAGTTACCGATAACGGTGTAGCGGTTGCATCTGGTGCAAAACCCTACCTGCAAGAGGTTGTGCTGGACTTTTCCACCACCAATCTCGGCATCAACGAAGACATCGACGCCCTGCAGATTCCGGCTAACACGCTGGTTCTGTGCGTCGGTATCGAACTCGTAACCGCAAGCTCCAACGCGGGTACGATTGATGTTGGCGACGGCACCGCTGCTGACACGTGGGTCACTGACCTCGACGCAGACGGCGCAGTCGGCATTCAGGAGACTGGTTCTGCTGCTAAGTTCTACTTGGCTGCTGACACCATCGACGTGAAGGCCATCACTGCAATCATGGACGGTAAAGTCCGTGTGTTTGCCGTAATGGTTCCGATGAACGCTGCTGGCACCGCCGCAGCATTCGCCTAACCAACTCGTCAGGGGGGCCACGTGCCCCCTTGACACCCTTTTAATTATGTGATAAAAGCAGGAACCTCCTGCGGGGATAAATACTATGCCACGCAAAAAGGAAGCACCGATCAAACGTACCACGTCGGGAAAGGGTGCAAACTACCGCCCTACCAAGTCAGGTGCGGGTATGACGGCAAAAGGGGTCAAAGAATACCGTAAAAAGAACCCCGGTTCCAAACTCAAGACTGCAGTCACCGGCAAGGTAAAAGCCGGAAGCAAAGACGCAAAACGTCGCAAGTCGTTCTGTGCCCGCTCTGCCGGTCAGATGAAGAAGTTTCCGAAAGCTGCAAAAGACCCGAACAGCCGCCTTAGACAGGCACGAAAGAGGTGGAAATGCTAACCGCATTGATCGGCCCCATCTCGCAACTTGCGGGTACGTGGCTCGAAGGAAAGGTCGAAAAAACCAAAGCCGAAACCGGTGCGAAGGTTGCCAAAGCGAAAGCCGAAGCGACCATCATGGAAAAGAAAGCTACCGGTGAAATCGACTGGGACTTGGAAGCTATCAAGGGAAGCCAATCCTCGTGGAAAGACGAGTGGTTGGTTATTTTGTTTTCGGTACCCTTGATTCTTGCGTTCATCCCCGGGATGGAAGGCGTGGTGGCTAACGGCTTCGCACAACTCGACGCGATGCCGGAATGGTACCAGTATTCGCTCGGTGTAATCGTTGCCGCATCTTTTGGTGTTCGCAGCGCAACTAAATTCTTCGGGAAGAAATAATGACACTCGTAATGGAACGTGTGCTGGCTTGGAAAATTTTGCCACGTCTGATGATGATTATGATGTCCGTTTCGGCTTGGCGTGTCGTCGAATGGTTCATGACGCTTCCCGACCCGACAACTCAACAGTCCGCGCTAGTCAGTGTGGTTACCGGTGCAATGACCGGAGCCTTTGCCGTGTGGATGGGACACGAGAAATGAAATACAACACATCACATTTTTTAGATAAGCTGATTGCACACGAGGGTATGGTCCTCACTGTGTATCAGGACACTCTCGGCATCGACACTATTGGTATCGGGCGCAATTTGAAAGACCGGGGGATCAGTAAAGAAGAACTCGATTACATGGACATTCCGTCGATGGCTATCGTGTACGAACACGGTATCACGGAAGCGGATGCACGTTATCTTGCCATGAACGACATCAAGATCGTAGAGGACGAACTGTGTCGCGTACATTCGTGCGTCAATGACTTGGACGCGGTACGTCAGCTAATCCTGATGGACATGGCCTTTAATATGGGCGTGCCACGCCTCTGTAAATTCAAGAACATGTGGAGTGCGATTCACGAGCAACGCTTCGACATCGCATCCGTCGAGATGCTCGATTCGCGTTGGGCGACACAGGTAGGTTCGCGGGCTGTCAAGCTTTCGGACGCAATGAAGAAGGGAGAGTTCTGATGCATTGTAAAGTAATTCGTAAGAATAGAGAAGAGTAATGGTACAACCTGCCGCATTTGATACCGCAACGGAAAGCGTGACCGTTACTGCTACTGCTGGTGGTGCTAGTTCTAATGTTATATATACTGCACCAAACTTTCACGATGCTACGGTGGAGTTCCTGCATATCAGTAATGGTGCAGCCTCTACAGATAACGTAAGCATACAGTGGTATCACAAAGAAGACAACGCATATTACACCATCCTAAATAATAAATCTATAAATGGTAATGACGTATATAACATGATTACGTCAGACAGATTACACTTACATGCTGGCGATAAGATTACGGCATTTAATGGTGGTGGTAGTAATTTGGGTGTAACCGTTTCTGTAAAAGAATACTACAACCCTGCCCGTAAAGCATAGGAGATAGGAGAGATGCCCCTCACAAAAAAAGGTTCTGAAATAAAAGCCGCAATGAAAAAGCAATATGGGGAGAAGAAAGGTGAAAAAGTCTTCTACGCATCAGCCAACAAAGGAACAGTTAAAGGAGTGGCGAAGGGGCAAAAACTCAAGGCGGGTGGGTCAGTTGGAAAAGCTGGCAGCAAGGCGAAGCCTAAAACGAAGAGCAAAAGTAGAGTTAATGAAGCTGGCAACTACACTAAGCCAGCACTGAGAAAAAGATTGTTTGAAAAGATTAAAGCTGGTAGCAAGGGCGGTAAGCCCGGTCAGTGGTCAGCACGTAAGGCACAGATGCTGGCACAGCAATACAAAAAAGCAGGAGGCGGTTACCGCGACTAACAATGATGCACGTCTTTCTCCTGTTTGTTTTCTTGGGAACGGGAGAGGACAAGCGGATGGTCAGCAACGACATGTATTTTCGCGACCTGAATGAATGCGTGTGGTACGCACAAAAACTCCACAAACAGGGAACTACGGTGACGGCGTACTGCCTACCGAAACTGGTCGATAAAGATACGAGGGCGTACTGAAATGCTGGCTGAACTCGCGGCTGCAAATGCGGCATTCGCCGTAATCAAGACGGCGGTACAGAACGGTAAAGACATCGCCGCTGCCGGTAGTGCGATTGCTAACTTCGTCGGGGCCAAAGAAGACCTCCAACGCAAAGCAAACAGGAAGGGTGGCGGCTCCGATCTCGAAGAGTTTATGGCCCTCGAACAGATTCGACAGCAAGAAGAGCAACTCAAGACTATCATGATTTACGCGGGTCGTCCGGGTTTGTGGGGTGACTGGCAAAAGTTTCAGGCGAAGGCACGGGTTGCCCGACGAGAAGCCGAAGAGGAAGCGGCCCGCAAGCGTAAGAAGATGTTAGATATAGCGATTGTCACAGCGTTTTTCACTGTGGGCTTGACGGTTCTCGGCTGTGTCGTTGCTCTCGCTCTCCACTCACAGGGGCGGTTATAGTTTTTTTCTTGTAAACTTTGTATAACTGTGCTATAATGTAACTATTCAAGGAGAGTTGCATGGACCGCATGGTAATCGAAGCCCTCAAGCACAGATACGAAGCCGAGAAGGCAGATGCACGTGAGACATTTAAGACATCGGATATCATGGAAGATATCGATGACGCCCTGCACAAGTGGTCCGTAGCAGACCGCAAGTTACAAGAGATACAACTCATAGAGTGGGAACTCGAAGATTATGGCGAAGAAGAAGAGCCAACGCTCTTTGACAGCGTGGACTAAACAGAAGTGGCGCACCAAGAGTGGGAAGCCGTCCACACAGGGTCCAAAAGCAACCGGGGAGCGATATCTACCGGCGAAGGCCATTAAGGCACTCTCCGCGAAAGAGTACGCTGCTACGACTCGCGCGAAGCGCAAAGCCACGAAGAAGGGCAAGCAGGTTGCCAAACAGCCCAAGAAGATAGCGAAGAAGACCCGCGCATACCGGAAGGTACGATAGAATGCCCATAATTGATCGCGCTTCTAAATACTATGTCGAAGAGTTTTTCGACCCAAACAAGACATAAGGGAGTAAACCATGTCTGCAAAATCTAACTACTTGGAGAACAAGGTGCTAGACCACGTGTTAGGTACATCAGCGTATACTTCTCCATCTGCCTACCTTTCTTTGTATACGTCCGATCCGGGCGAGGGTGACACCGGTACGGAACTGTCCGGCAGCGGCTACGCTCGTCAGGCCGTATCGTTTAACGCAGCTTCGAGCGGTTCGGCAACCGGACCAACTGTTGCTAAAGAGTTCACTGCTTCCGGCGGTTCTTGGGGCACGGTAACTCATTTCGGTGTTCACGACGCTTCGTCTACCGGTAACCTTCTTTACTATGGTGCCCTAACTGCATCCAAGACCATTGCAGACGGCGACACCCTTCGTTTTGCCGCAGATAGCATCACCGTCACTGAGGCGTAATTTATGGCCCTCGTTGTCGCTGACCGCGTAAAAGAAACGACTACGACCACTGGCACCGGCACGTACACACTTGCCGGTGCCGCGACTGGTTTCGAGTCGTTTTCTGCTGTCGGGGATGGTAACACGACATACTACTGCTGTACGGACGGCACGGACTTTGAGGTGGGTATCGGTACGTACACCGCTTCGGGTACGACCCTTGCGCGTACGACAATCCTGCAATCGAGTAACGATAGTCCTAGTGCCAATGCTGAAGTAAATTGGGGTACAGGTACGCGGGACATCTTTGTTACGCAACCAGCAGAGAAGGCGGTGTATACGGAAGGTGATGGCGTAGTCCGTACAGAGGTAATTGAACCTGCTAGCGGTATAACTTACGATCCACCGGGAAGCAGCGGCAACGAAACGGCGACAGATGTTGCTATTGCGCTACTGAGTGGGAAGCGCGTTGTCTTGGGGTATAATGGCTACATCCGCACTATTATTGATGCGGAGTGGGGCCAGCCTTTAGAAATTGGTGCAAGCGGCACCAGTGCGTTTGCTACTACAGAAATCTACGGCGGCTCACAGGGCGTTAAGCTGTTCTATAACACGTCAACCAAGTTGCAGACGCTTACCGGTGGCGTGGATGTTACCGGAGACATTACTGTTTCTGGCACCGTTGACGGACGCGATGTAGCCACAGATGGTACAAAACTCGACGGCATCGAAGCCAGTGCAGACGTAACCGACACCGTTAACGTCACCGCTGCCGGTGCGTTGATGGACAGCGAGGTGACTAACCTTGCACAGGTAAAGGCATTCGACTCGTCCGACTACGCTACTGCGGCGCAGGGAACCACTGCTGATGCGGCCCTGCCTAAAGCTGGCGGCACAATGACCGGCAACCTCGAACTAAACAATGTGGATATTGTTTTTGAGGGCAGCACGGCAGACGCCAACGAAACGACCCTGACCGCAATCAACCCAACAGCGGACAGAACAATCTCGTTGCCTAATCAGTCCGGCACCGCGATGGTCACCATTGGTGATAGCTATCGTTCTGGTGTGTCCCAGACGTACAGTGGCTCAACTTATCTCGTGGACGGAGAGTACCAAGAGATTGCCACCGTCACGCCCAGTGGCAGTTCGCATAACTACTTTTTTGCTGGCAGGATTATTGCCCAGTCCGGCCTAAACGCACACACGCTGAACATCAATGTCGCACTACGGTCTAACACACTGCCAGATTTGTCGTGGACTATTAACTACGACGAGGACGTTATCGGCACGGCGTCACGGTACATCACGCCGGTTCTGTTTGTAAAAGAGACAAGCCCCGCCAGCTTCATCCTTGCCGTAGAAGTACACAGCACAATCTATGGGACGCTTACCGCCGACCTAGATTTCTTCGCGCGGACACAGGCTGACCTTGCTGACATCTCTGTCAACACGACGGACGGCAGCGAAATCACAGCGGTGCCTACCGATTACACTGCGTACCAGTTCACGAAGACAACCGCGCTGGATAACAACGATCAGTTTGTCTTTAACCAAGATGTTCAATTCACAGGAGACAGCTACAACGTAGTCTGGGACAAGTCTGACAACGCGCTTGAGTTTGCCGACAATGCGAAGGCAGTATTTGGTGCGGGTGGCGACTTACAGATTTATCATTCAGGCTCTAACTCTGCCATCCTTGATTCTGGCACAGGAAATTTAATTATTGGCGCAAATGATTTTCAGGTAACCAACAGCGGGATAACAGAAAATTATATAAAAGCATTTAGTAACGGCGCAGTCGAACTTTACTACGACAACTCCAAGAAGCTGGAGACGACTACTCGCGGCATTGATATCGACTCGACAGGCTCTGGAAGCGCCGCCGGGGTTAACGTAACAAAAGACATTGTGTCCGGCACATTTTTTCAAGCGACATACAACGGGACGCTTGCTTCAGGCCGCACTTACAGGCTGCTGTCTCCTAGCACTGACAGCGCGTCTGAGCCGTTTGTTTGGGAAACCGGAAACTCTCACGCTTTCAACACAGACACTGTTGAACGGCTAAGAATTCACGACAGCGGTATAGACGTAAACGGGTTTGTGCGTTTTGAGGGTAGCACGGCGGATGCCAACGAAACCACGCTGACAGTCACAGACCCAACAGCCGACCGCACCATCACCCTGCCCGACGCTACCGGCACCGTCATAACCACTGGCAACCTAGATGATTTGAGTAACTTTGACTACGGCTTAATAACCGGAGGTGTTACTGTAAGTAATGATTATGGAGCAATAACCTAATGGCTACACAAGTACAATTACGTCGAGGTACTACTGCCGAACACAGTACGTTTACTGGTGCTGTTGGTGAAGTTACCATCGACACAGACAAGGATGCTTTGGTTGTTCACGACAACTCACAGGCCGGTGGCTACCCCGTTGCAAGTCTCCACAATGCACAAGAGTATAGCGCAGCCCAGAACTTCAACGCGACGACACTCACGGACGGCGCGACAATCAACTGGGATGCCTCTGCTAATCAAGTAACGAGTGTCACACTAGGTGGCAATCGTACCTTCGCTGCCCCGACGAATATGGTGGACGGTGGTGCGTACGTTTTGATTGTCGTACAGGACGGTACAGGTTCGCGTACAATCACATGGAACTCCGTGTTCAAGTGGGTTGGCGGCACGGCACCGACACTGACCACTGCAAATGGTTCACGTGATCAGTTTGTCTTTGTGTCGAATGGTACGAACATGTACGAAATCGGAAGGGCTTTGGACGTAAAATGAGTGGTATTCTTGGAATTGGTGGTGGTGGTGGCGACACCGAATTTTATCCGTACACACTGGATCAGTCGGTGCGTTTTAACGATGGTGACAGTGGGTATTTTATTCGCACTCCGGCATCTGATGGAAATCTTGATAGCTGGACATTTAGTGCTTGGACAAAATTAGCAAATGCTGACAATGGTCGTTATTTGCTTGGTGCTTCTATTGCAACCAGTAAGTGGTTTCACATCGCAGTGAATACCAGCGGTCAGATTGATATCAGACAGTTTAATGGTGCATCATATGACTTTAGAAAAATAACCGATGCAGTCCTGCGAGATGTGTCAGCGTGGTATCACATCGTGGTTTCTTACGACAGTGCTAATGCAACTGCCGAAGACCGAATTAAAGTTTATCTAAATGGCGAAAGAGTGACGAGTTTTGGGACAAACACAAACCCGTCTTCTGGTCTTGATAGCTACGTAAATCAAAATCATGCTCATACGATTGGCGCATTTGTAAACAACAACGGGTCATCATTTTCAAACTATTATGACGGTTATCTAGCAGAAGTAAATTTAGTAGACGGGACAACTCTACTGCCCACTAGCTTCGGAGAAACAAAGGCTGGCATCTGGGTGCCTATTGAATACACCGGCAGCTATGGCACCAACGGTTTTTATCTGAACTTCAAAGATGATATCGTGTCGGAAGGTTTCAATACTGTTACCTATCAGGGCAAGGGAGCAACGCAAAGCATTAGCGGGTTGGGTTTTTCGCCGGACCTAGTTTGGATTAAGTCAAGGACATCTAGTAGTCAGGGGCATCGTGTTATTGACACTGTGCGTGGTGCGCCTCTAACCCTTAAAACACATACTACTGATGCTGAATATAACGACACAACTGCGCTGACATCTTTTGATGCTGATGGCTTTACTCTAGGTTCTCTTGCAGATGTTAATGGTTCAGGCAATTCCTATGTCGCTTGGGCTTGGGATGCTGGCACAGGTTCCGCCGCAAGTAATACTGACGGGTCAATCACCAGCACGGTCAAGGCAAATCCTAGCTATGGGTTTAGCATTGTTAGCTATACTGGCAATGGCACTGATGGGGCTAGTGTAGGTCATGGTTTATCTGGTGTTGATTTTCTCATAATCAAAGATAGAGATAATGTTCGCTCATGGATGGTTCATAGTAGTGCGTCAGGTTTTACTGATACTGATTATCTTTATTTTGATACTACAGATTATAAAGGCAGATATGGTGCCACCAGTTTTCTTAATGGCGCACCCTCTAGCACAGTTATTAATCTTGGCAACCATGCCGCTACTAATGGGTCAACAACAAACTATATTGCTTATTGTTTTGAAGAAGTTTCTGGTTACAGCAAAATTGGCAGCTACACCGGTACAGGGGCATCAGGAAATACTGTATCCTGCGGTTTCCGTCCTGCTTTCTTGATGGTAAAGCGCACTGACAGCGCACAAAGTTGGTTTATTGTAGATAACACTCGTGAGCCAGACGATAGTGCTGCTAAAACATTAGAGTTGTCACCCAATGTTGCTGATGCAGAACCTACATATGGTAGTGGAGACGTAGCAACATTTACATCTACTGGATTTGAACTTGCGGTTGGTAACTTAAACCTTTCCGGCGGCACATACATCTTCATGGCATTTGCCGACACTCGTGACTACGCTTTCTGGAAGGATCAATCTAGCAACGGTAATCATTTCACACCGGAGAATCTACAGTATACTGACACGCTAAAGGACACGCCGACAAACAACTTTGCGACGTGGAACACATTAAGAAATGGTGCAAATGTTGCTCTTTCTGAAGGCAACCTGAAGGCTGTCACCAGTGCTACGGTTGCACAGTCGGCTGTTGGAACGATTGGTATGTCTTCTGGAAAGTGGTATTGGGAAGTGAGAAACGAAGGTGGCTCCCTGAGTTACACAGGAATAGTGGACGAGGGTCATGCGCCTAGCACCTATATCGGTTCTTCAAGCACAGGGAATGGATACGCCTACAATACTGGTGGCCAGAAAGTGGGACCGACTAGCGGAACCACAGCAACGTATGGTGCTACCTATACGACAGGAGATATTATCGGTGTTGCATTAGATATGGATGCAGGAACGATAGACTTTTATAAAAATAATTCGTCTCAAGGAGAGGCGTTCTCAGGGCTTACCGGCACTTGGTTTCCTGCCGTGTCTGGCAACGGTGTTGCGGGAAAGGGAGGTTTTGTTAACTTTGGGCAAGACAGTTCTTTTTCTGGTCTTGAAGTGCCACAAGGCAACACAGATGGCAACGGCATTGGTGATTTCTACTATGCGCCGCCATCTGGCTTCCTCGCCCTGTGCGCCGCCAACCTGCCAGCACCCGCCATCGACCCGAATGCAGGTCAAACGCCGACAGATTACTTTAACACGGTAACTTACACGGGTGTTGGCGGACAGAGTATTACAGGTGTAGGATTTCAACCTGACTTTGTGTGGATTAAAAGCCGGAGTGCTAGCCGTGACCATAAAGCCACTGATGTAGTCAGGGGCGTTAACAAAGAACTTGTTCCTAATGAAACTTTTACTGAATCAACAAGAACAACAGGACTTACATCATTTGACAGTGATGGATTTACTGTAGGTTCTGAAAGTGGATATGATAATAGCGGCGACAATTTCGTAGCGTGGAACTGGAAAGCGGGTGGCACGGCAGTCAGCAACACTGACGGCAGCATCACCAGTAGCGTGTCGGCCAGCCCTGAGAGTGGGTTTAGCATTGTCACCTATACAGGCACAGGGGCTAACGCAACAGTAGGCCACGGTCTAAGCAAAGCGCCAGACATGATTATTTTAAAGAAAAGGACTAACGACACACAAGCGTGGCAAGTCTATCATTCTGGAAACACATCTGCGCCAGAGACTGACAAGCTAACCCTTAACACCACCGCTGCAACAGTTGATGACAACACGACGTGGAATGACACAGCACCAACATCAACGGTGTTCTCAATAGGCACAGGAAGCGGGACAAACGAAAACACTGACACCTATGTGGCCTACTGTTTCGCCAACACTGACGGTATGGTGAAGGCTGGCAGCTACACCGGCAACAACAGCACGACGTTTGTTTACACCGGCTTCCGTCCAGCGTTTGTGATGATAAAGTCGAGCAACCAAACACGAAACTGGATTACGTTTGACAACAAGCGCACACCGACAAACCAAATGGACGGTCACTTGCATCCAAGTGCAAATATCGCAGAACAAACTGGAACTGACGAAATTGATTTTCTTTCAAACGGTTTCAATCTTCGCAGCCCCGACAACGACACAAACACATCGGCTTTTGAATACGTTTACCTCGCCTTCGCTGAACAGCCCTTTAAATATGCCAATGCAAGATAACAGGAGACATACCAATGGCATGGAAATACAACAGTAAAATTATTCGAGCAGGGAGAGGTTGGTCTGACAACAACGGCAACCAATATCCGGGCAACTGGCTATCCCTGACTACGGATGCAGAAAAGACCGCTGTCGGTCTGGTCTGGGAAGATGACCCGGCACCATACGACAACCGGTTTTACTGGGATGCGAACACTCCCAAAGCACTCGATGACGTGAACGAAGTCGATGAAAACGGTGATCCTGTCCTCGACATTGACGGCAACCAACTTGTCACACTTGGCTTGAAGTCCACGTGGAAAAATACCACAAAGACGAGAGCAGCCGGTCTACTGCAAGACACCGACTGGTACGTCGTACGCAATGCAGAGACGAGTGTGGCTATTCCTGCTGACGTGACTACGTATCGTGCAGCAGTACGCACCAAAAGCGGTACAATCGAAACTGCCATCGACAATGCTGCAGATCACGCAGCCTTCGTTGCGCTGTTCGATGCACCCACAGATGCAGATGGAAACGTAACAGGGAACGCACCGATCAACGACTGGCCCGATCCGCTGGACTAAGTAGATGTTTGCATCCTCCTCATTTTCGCAAGCACCTTTTTCGTCTCCGGGTACTTCGATCTTTGAGGTAACTGCTTCTGTTTCTGGTGCCGCTAGTGTATCAGTATCGGCAGTTCGGGTAAAAGATGCAACAACATCTGTATCGGGTGCCGCTACCGTATCGGGAAGCGCAACCCGCCGCTTTGTAGGTGCAGCGTCCGTATCCGGTGCTGCTACCGTATCCGGATCGGCAACGTCATTCAAGGCAGCGACGGCATCTGCGTCCGGTGTGGGTACGATCAGCGGAGCAGCCACTCTCGAAACTCCGGCAGGTGCGTCCGTATCCGGTGCCGGTTCGCAAACGGGAGCGGCTACAGCCCGTCTCGTTGCAAGCGGCTCTCTTTCCGCGAGTGGCACGTCGAGTGCAACAGGAACAGCCCGTCGTCCGGGTGACTCGGACATCTCCGGTGCAGCGACGATATCCGGAACTACGCTACTCAGGGCTACGGGTTCGTCGTCAGTATCCGGTGCGGCAACGGTATCGTCGAGCGGGGTACGGGTTCAAGAGGGTGGTGCCTCTGTATCCGGCGCAACGACGGTATCATCACAAGCCACGCTTCGCGCCCCGGCTGATTCGTCCGTATCCGGTGTGGCAACCACATCATCTGCCGCAACCCTACGCGCCCCGGCTGACTCGTCCGTATCTGGCGCAGGTACGATTTCCGGAGCGGGAATTAGGGTTCGTACCGGGGAAAGCTTCGTATCCGGTGCGGGTACGGTTTCTGCAACCGGCGACAAAATACGAGACGGTTCAGCGTCCGTATCGGGTGCAACCACCGTATCTGCGTCTGTGTTGCGGATCAAAGACGGTACCTCTTCTGTATCCGGCGCAACCACCATATCGGCGGGCGGGGTGCGGATACAAGAGGGTGAGGGTAGCGCCGACGGTGCCGCCTCTCAATCTAGCTCGGTAGTTCGGATACGTAACGGTGCAGCATCCGTGTCGGGTGCAACGACAGTATCTGCAGCAGGTATTCGAATACAAGTCGTAGCGAGTTCCGTAATCGGAACCGGCTCGGTCGCAGGAGTTGCAAGCCGTCTCACAGCAGGAGCCGCATCCGTATCCGGACAGGCAACTGTCGTCGCAACCGGCTTCCGGTCGTTCTTCTTCGACGCGACACTCTACGAACGCAAGCACGTCGTATTCGTACCCGCAGAACAACAGCGTGTAGTTCACGTCACACAGCCGACAGAACACATCCTTTACGTCGTACAAGATAAACAACGAATTGTGTTCGTACCCGAAGAAAAACCACGAGTTGTATCTGTGCCACAAGCCGCACAAAGATTAGCAAAGGTAGCATAAAATGGCATTACGTTGGCCCGACAAAGACCCGGATGAACAGCTAGACTACACTGTAGACTGGTCCCGATACTTAGACACGCTGACTATTGCGTCTGTTGCGTGGCGGTACGTACAGGCTGACGGCGCAGAGTCGAGCAGCCTATCCGCTTCGGACACATTCAACGGTTTGACGGTGAACCGCGTCACCAACACCGGTACGACAGCTACCATCGTGCTTTCTGGTGGCACGGTAAACATAGACAACAAATTGATCTGCGAAGTTACAACGAGTACGTCAACAAAAACAAACGCGGCAATAGTAACGAAGCGCGTTATAAACCTTCGGGTGAGGGAGAGAAAGTAGATGGCATATAATTATCTCGAACTCGTCAACAGCGTTGCTCGTCGCCTCAACGAGACGGAACTCACATCCTCCAACTTCTCTACTGCGAAGGGCTTCTACGCAAACATCAAGGATGCGGTGAACGCCTCTATTCGTGACATCAATCAGTATCAACTCTACTGGCCGTACAACCACAACTCTAACGAAGAGACTCTCGTTGCCGGAGAGACTCGATACACGATTGCTGACGAAGCAAAGTACGTAGACTACGACACCTTTCGCCTCAAGAGGGACAGTGATCTCGGTATCGGCAACGCACGAAAGTTGCGTCAGATTTCGTACCTCGAATACGTAGACAGATACATCGATCAGGAGGATGAGACTGACACTTCAGTGGGTGGCGCACCAGAGTACGTTTTTAGAACACAGGACGGCTACTTTGGCGTCGTGCCTATGCCGGACAAGGCATACACGCTAGAGTACGAATACTTTACGTATCCGGTTGATCTTACACTCTTTGACGACGTACCCACCATTCCAGAGCCATACAAGCACGTGATTGTAGACGGGGCTATGTACTACTCGTACATGTTCCGCGACAACATGGAGATGGCCTCTATTTCAAAGAACAAGTTCGAAGAGGGCATGAAGAACATGCGTAAGATTCTGGTGAACGAAAACGTGTACATGAGGCTAGTCTGAGATGCCCGATCGTTGGCAAACGTACCCCGTAGAGTTTCGGGGCGGTCTCATCTCAAACTTGAGTCCCCTGCAACACGGTAGCGCCGCTCCCGGTTCGGCTCGTAACCTCATCAACTTCGAGCCGTCTACAGAAGGCGGTTATCGCCGTATCGAGGGCTTTGCAAAGTTCAACTCGAACGAAGTTACCGGACAAAACAATATCTTAGGGGTCACGTACTTTCGGGATAGAGCGATTACGGCCCGTGATCAAACAGCAGGTGATCCTAAACTCTTTGCCGGTGCGGCGGGATCGGATGCGTGGGTAGACCTTTCGACATCCCTGACTCTCGGAACCAACACGTCTCGCGTACGTTTTTGCAAATACAACTTCGATGGTAACGACAAGCTCTTCATTGTTGACGGTATCGGGTACCCTCTCATCCTTTCTGGGGTTACCGCATCCGATTTGAGCCAGCTTTCTACACCCTCTGACTTACAAGGGGCTACGCACGTTGTAGAATTTAAGGAGCATATTTTCGCTGCAAACGGTGAAAATCTCATTTTTTCTGCGCCTTTTGAAGATGATGACTTTACAGCAGCATCAGGAGGTGGTATAATCAACGTAGGCAGCACTATTACTGACTTGATTGTTTTCCGCGAACAACTCGTAATTTTTTCGGAAGATAGGATTTCGAGAATTGTCGGTAACAGTATTGCAGACTTTCAGATGCAGCCGATTACGGACAACATCGGATGTGTTGTGTCGGACACGGCTCAAGAGATATCGGGAGACATTATTTTTCTCGGACCGGATGGGTTGCGTACGGTTGCCGGGACGGAGCGTAACGAAGACTTCAACCTAGCATCGGTCACTAAACCTGTACAGAAAGAGATCGTTGCTCTCACAACCGGTAACACGTCTTTCTCGTCCCTGACTATCCGAGAAAAGTCACAGTATCGTATCTTTGGGTTCGCATCGACAACGACAGCAGCAGCCTCGAAGGGGATTATTGGGACTCAACTACAGGGCACACAAGGAGCAGAAATAAACTGGTGTGAGACTACGGGAATAAAAGCTTTCGTTGCGGACTCCACGTACACCGGAAAAACGGAAGTCATACTTTTCGGAAACGAAGACGGCTACATCTATCAGATGGAGTCCGGTAATAGCTTCGACGGGTCAGACATCACGGCTAGTTTCTCGACGCCGTACTTCCCGATTACAGACCCGCGAACACGCAAGACCATCTATCGTGCCACGATCTACACCGATCCACAGGGTACGGTCGATCTCGATTTTAACGTCAAGTACGATCTCAGTGAGAGTGGCGTTATCGAACCTGAAACAATTAACTTGAGCAACACCTCTAGTTCGGGGGGAATCTTTATCTTCGGTGATCCGGGGGCAAAGTACGGAACAGCAACCTATAGCGGAGAGTCACTCCAGTCTATTTTTGACACACAAACACAAGGCTCCGGATTTACTGTGTCGCTGCAATTTGAGTCGAGCGGCACAAGCCCTCCGTTCTCTCTCGATGCCGCAGTGATAGAGTTTGGGCAATACGGAAGAAGGTAATTAACGATGGCAGGTTATACCCGTAACGACACCACCAATCAGATTGCGGACGGCAACGTAATCAACGCTGCGCCTCTCGATGGTGAATTTAACGCTATCGAGGCGGCTTTCAACGTATCGTCCGGTCACACACACGACGGCTCTACCACCGGAGACGGCGGACCGATTAGCAAACTCGGACCGTCCCAGCAACTAGAGCAAACAACTACAGCCTTGACACCTAGCGGTGACGATAGCATCGATCTCGGTACGTCGTCCGCTGAGTTCAAGGACTTGTATCTCGACGGTATTGCGTACATCGATCGTCTAAATGTGGCGGCGGCAGATGGTACGAATGACGGTGTAGGTTCTCACCTGCAGCCCCTCACTGATGCCACGTACGATCTCGGTTCCACCACATATTTGTGGAACAATGCGTACCTTGCCAACATAAACATTCGTAAAGACGATGCACCTGTCATCACCCTGACCAACACGTCCACCGACATGCTTGCGGCGGATAGCGTTGGTTCTATTGTATTTGAGACCCTCGACACTCAGCAGTCAGGTGTAGACGTTGCAAAGATCAGTGCTATCGTTGTCGATACGCTCGATGACACGGGTGGAGACGATGTAAAGCTCGTGTTCCAGACAGGCAACGCAGAAGCCTTAACGACAGCTATGACGTTGCAAGATGACGATGTGTATCTTCCGGACGATCTTCTTCTCCAGAGTGACGCATCCGCCTTGTACTTCGGTGCAGACAACGATGTAAATCTCACGCACGTTGCCGATACGGGTCTTCTCTTAAATGATGCTATGGAGTTGCAGTTCCGTGACTCTGCCCTGACTGTCGGATCAACAGCGGACGGTCAACTCGACATCCAAGCTGACACTACCGCAAAGATAACCGCGCCGACAACAGAACTCTCTGAAGACCTGAGCATAACGCACGACGGCACGGTAATTGCTCTCGGTGCTGACGGCGATGTAACTCTCACTCACGTGGCTGACACGGCTCTGCGTATCAACGACGCCATCGAACTACAGTTCCGCGACTCTGCTCTGTCTATCGGATCATCCACAGACGGACAACTCGACATCGATGCTGACAACGCTATCGAGATGACATCGACAGCCATCAAAGCTGTAGGACGCCTCGAAAATGCTGACCTCCAGCCCACTCCGGGCACGGGCACGAATGCAGCCGGTACGGACCTCGTAATCGGCGGCGGACAGGGTACGGGTTCGGGCACGGGCGGTAACATCCTTCTCAAGGTTAGCAAGGCCGGTGTGTCAGGCTCCGGTGCGAACGCCTTTGCAACGGCAGTTACAATCGACGAAGACAAACAGGCAACCTTCGCCGGAGACGTGGTTATCAGCGGCGATGTCGCTTCTAACATTCTGCCATCCGCAGATGATACGTACGATTTGGGTGCATCCGGCTCCGAGTGGAAAGACATCTACATCGATGGCGTTGCGTACGTTGACAGCGTTGCGATGCCGACGACAACTGTCACGGACATTCTCGACGAAGATGACATGACCTCTGACAGTGCAACGGCACTTGCAACCCAGCAGTCTATCAAGGCGTACGTCGATACGGAAATAGCCGCGGTAGGAACTACCAACACGTTCGGTGCCAACATTATATTTGAAGGCGATACAGCCGACGACTTCGAAACTACCTTTGCCGTAACGGACCCGACAGCAGATAACACGATCACCCTGCCAGACGCAACAGGCAACGTAATCATCGACAGCAAGGCGCAGGAGTTTACCAAAACACAGAACTTCAATGCCACCACGCTCACTGATGCAGCCACGATTGCGTGGGACACATCTAGCAATCAGGTGACTAGCGTCGAACTCGGCGGCAATCGTACCTTTGGCGCACCCACCAACCTAGTCGATGGTGGCGTGTACGTTTTGATGGTAAAGCAAGACAGCACCGGCTCACGTACGGGTACTTGGAACGCAGTCTTCAAGTGGACAGCCGGTAGCACTCCTACCTTAACAACAGCAGCGAGTGCCAAAGATATCTTCACATTCCTTTCTGACGGAACGAACCTCTACGAGATTGGTCGTAGCTTGAACGCGAGTTAAATCATGGAAATGTCTGGCCTCATCGACGTACTCATCGGAGTGTTACTTGCTGGCAGCGGATGGTGGATTAACCGCATGGCAATGGAGCAAAAACGATTGGAAATTCTTCTCAATCGTACACGAGAGGATTACGCCACGAAGTACGAATTACGTGACGACATGAACCGTGTCATGGAGGCACTCCACCGTGTCGAAGATAAGCTAGACAAAGTATTGCAAGGAAGTAAGTAACTATGGCGCAGATAGCACAGACAAAATCTGAAGAGCTAGCCCAACAGGCGGGTACGCAAGAAACGGAAGTTACGCCCATACTTCAAACTGTAGACGAAGCTACAGAAATGATGGGACAAGCCCCCGTTCTCGGTGCGGCTCCTCAAGTTACGCCTTCGACTATAGACCTAGCGGCTATTCCAAAAGTAGAAGCACCGACGGCATCACCCGGACTCGGCGTAGTTGAAAGCACGGCTCTTGCTAGCCCCGCCATTCAAAGCACTGTGTACGAGGGTGCGAAGTCTACTCTTTCGCCAAACGAATTGATTGATCTCGATCAGGTATCGTCGGGCGCTCTCTCCGCAGAAGCATTTGCTAAGGCGCAAACGGACGAACTCGATGAACGTGCAACCGTACAATACCAGCTATCCGAACTCTTAGGCGGTATCGAAGACGGTAAGCCTCTTCCGGCGTGGGCATCCCCTGCCGTACGAAAAGCGACTGCAATTATGCAGCAGCGCGGTCTCGGCTCTTCGTCGATGGCTGCAGCCGCAATCACACAATCCGTTATGGAGTCCGGAATCTCTATCGCGGCTCAAGACGCAAAGATGTACGCTGCTGTCCAGCTAAAAAACTTGGACAACAGACAGCAAGCGGCCTTGCAAAATGCCTTGCAAGTTGCTACAATGGATAGACAGAATGCTGATGCGCGTACGAAAGCGGCGATCTCAAACGCACAAGCTCTCCTGTCTATCGACCTAAAAGAACTTGATGCACAGCAGCAGAGCAACGCCCTAAAATACAATGCAATTATGCAAACGGCCTTGAGCGATGCCGCTGCTGAAAATGCTCGACGGCAGTTAAACGCAAAGAACGAGACGCAAATTGAGGAATTCTTTGCAGAACTCGGAACGCAAATCGACGCAGCAAACATCAATCGGGATGTTGCCCTTCGTCAGTTCAACGTAAACCAAGAGAATGCGTACGCCGAATTCAATGCGAACTTACAAGATCAACGCCAAAAGTTCGATGCAAATATGGGATTTGCTATCGACCAGTCGAACGTACAGTGGCGTCGTCAGATCAATACGGCCAACACTGCCGTACAAAACGAAACAAACCGCATAAATGTACAGAATGCGTTTAACGCTACCCAAACTGCCTTAAATCAGTTGTGGCAGCAGTACCGCGACAACGCCACATTCAACTTCACAGCAGCCGAAAGTAAACTCCAAAGAGATCACGATATGGCTGTCAAAGCTCTCGAAGTTGCGGCGAACGAAAAGGCGTACACATCGGCTCAAAAATCCGACCTCGCCAAGAACGTCATTCGTGTTATCGGCGGATGGCAATAGTAATAGATGGAGTGAACAGTGGGCTTATTTGGTGGAGACTTTTCTTTTGCAGATAGCGTAGCAGATACGTTTTCGAACGCGTTTACCTTGTTTCAAATCGGGGCACAGGTACTCGGCGAATCTGAAAAAGAAACGGACTATTCGAGCTTTGTTAAAAAGCACAGATTTACTCCGGCACAGACCGTCGGCAGACCTATGTACCCGCAACAGATGGAAGCTCCGGTGGGCTTGAGGGGACCGAGTTTGCAAACGGCGATGAAGTATTTTGCAGACAATCCTCCGAGCGACGTAAACTTCCAGTCTATTCGTACTCAAAGTTACGTAGCAAAGGCCCCACGATACACTTCGACCAAACCGACAATGACCATTTCAGATGCCAACACCATCACCGGACGTAAGCAGAGCGTCAATGTTTCTGGCGTCATGTCCCTTTCATCTTCCTAAGAGGTACGTATGTTTCAAGGCTCAAACAAAAAGGAAGTACGTCGTGGTTCGACAGAAGCCATCGATCAGTTTTCTGCGGCACCTCCGGGAATCTCCCTGACAAGCGACAATTCAAAGTGGCCGTGGGGAAATCCCCCTCAAGAGGTAGACGTAGATGTTATCGTGGAGAACGCCGCCCGTAAACTCCAAAATGATGACGTGTTCCGTGACGAGATGTTCAAGCTTCTTTTGGCAGGTGTATCGATCGAACACATCGTAGAGACGTGGGTTATCGACGGATTTCAAAACGGACGCTTTAGTCTCGACACCGGACTCCTTGCAAAGGGTCCGCTCGGCGTGTTTGTTGCCTATATGGCCGACTCGAACGGCGTACCTTACCGTATGTTCGAAAAGGATAACCCACAAGACGAGCGGCGCATGGATGATGCGACGTACTTCCGCCTCATGAAAACGAACAATCCGGCTATGTTCTCAACTATCCGCGAGGGCTTGAACAGGGCTATTCGCAACGGAGAAAAGGCTTTCAACGAAGAGTTCGAAAGAATGGAAACCGAAGTTGAAGATCGAGATCGCAACGATAATAATAATGACGACGACGAGACCAGAGAAGGATTTATGGACTGATGGATAACATGACTTCATATAGCGTTCTCAGCGGTATCTTCGGTACGATTGCTGCCGGACAAGACGTACAGAGAAAAGCCCGCGCAGATGCGACAAAACGGGCGCAAGAGTTGTCGGATCAACAGCAGATAAAAGCGTACGAGTCCGGCCTTCGTATGAACGAAAGTCAAGTGACGACGCTAGGAAACGCACTCACAAAAGACGCACGTACGGCATTTTCATTTTTAACTTCTGGGGAGTTCGCCACCCAAAGAAGCGATCTTATGAGAACCCATCCCACAATTTACGCTGCCGTAGAGGCAACGGCTCTCGGTGATATCGGTTTTAGTAAGGCAGAACAGGCTATGATCGATTCTGCCAAGCAGGGAACGCAAAATGCGTTTTCTATCTTGGAAAGTGATCCTGTAAAATCTCTTCCCGATACCGACCCGTTCAAGATGGTAGTTCAGTCGTACGCGTACACTCCGGGACTCAGCGAAAAAGAGCTAGACCTTCTAAACGGCGTGACGTACGAAAACGCGCAAACTATGCTGAAGGGAATGACCGGAATCAATCAAACATTTGATGTCCTCGAAAATCCGATGCACCCGCAATACGCCTTTTTTAAGGCCCTATCTTCGATAAAAAAACCCGCTCCGGAGTACGTTTCACCTCTCAATTCCGACACCACCAAGCTCATCGACAAGGCACTCGCAGGTGGAAATGTCGAGGATGCTCTGTCGAATATTGACAGTATTACAGGGTCTATCAATAACAAGTTCACTACGGTGGGTGATCCTAGCTATAGTGCCCAAGCCGTTGCGGATGTTGCGACTTTGAATTTTTTGAAAGCCTCCATCGGCACGAAAGACCCGAGTAACGTAGAGACAGCCCGAGATGTGATCAACAGGGCACGAACAGCAGCTACGAGTGCTACGACACAACCGGCCCAAGCACAAGCCGCAACACTAGCCGTACAGGCTATCGAAGACTCTTTTGATGATAATGTTTTGAAAGACCCCTCTGTTGCGGGTGAATTCGCTGCTCTTCGCGGCATCGCAGAAACTGCGGAGGCAGTGGCTAACGGCACTCAAATATTTATGGGTAACGATCAGAAACCCGTAATTCAAGTCGCAGATTTTGAAGACCTGTTTAGTGGTGACATCAAAAAGGTGGAGGGCGCACTAAACAAAATAAACGGCAATCCGAACATCTCTGCGGCGTACGATAAAATGAACGCCACCTCTAAGGAACACTTCGAAAACGGGATTAAAACCGCTATTCGTATGGTGTACGATGACGATGGAAAACAACGTACGAGCGTAGGACAAGAGGGAAAACTTCAAAAGTTCACCCGTCCGCCCCGCGATTTTAGCGTGTTCTCTAACAACCTGTACGAATTCCAGTTCGTAAAAGACTACCTGCACGGAGGTCCGGACGCAGGCGGCCTCAACATTCCCGAGTACGGTACGACACGTACCAACGCTGCTCTCCTTCCGGATCAGGGAACCTTGCCGCCAAACATACTCCGCGACGAAGCGGGCGAACACAACCTCTCTGAAGATGTCGTCGCCTTCGCATCTAAGAAGGGTTTCGATCGTCCGTCGGATATGATTCGCGGTAATCACGTTTACAAAAATGCGTGGGCAAAACGTAAAAACGAACTCTTCACCGGAATGAACCTCGTACACGATTCGGGGGCGTTCTCCGGCGGTCCGTCACGTGCCGTTGACGCCCGCGTATACGATGATCTTTCGTTTGGTATGGCCCGTCTCGGCGTACGCGGAGGAAGCGAATTGATGTCCGTGATCGCCGGTAATATGCCCGCAGACATACCTCCCGCCTTGCAACCTCGCGGTGGACGCGGTGTGAACGCGGCTCAAGTTCGTAGTGTGCTTTCTAGCGAAACGGGCATGAATATCGATCTCGGTGACATCGGTACGAATATAACGAACAATACAAATTTTTCTCGCAACCTCCGTGAAGCACTCTCTCGTGCCCGGAGTATGGGGCAGGGAAGTCGCTTTGAAGACGGGTTTCGATCCGCGTATTTCAATATCGTCGGATCGGAAAACTCGTTTATCAATCGAGCAACGGGCGCTATCGAAAATGCGGCTCTCGGAGACTTCGTCCGTCTCGAAGATATGCAAACCGAAGACGACTACGGCGTATCGAACGAATCTAACCGTCGGGGAGTATCCAAGAAAGCCGAATCATTCTTGGAAACCGAGTGGGCAAAAAGCAACGCACAACTCGCCTCCCTTTACGTCACCCTTGCATACGATTTTGCAAAGACGATGGACCCGTCCGGGCGTATTTCAGAGCGCGACTTTGCTGCCGCTCTCGAATCTATTTCCGGAAGTATATTTGCCCCACGCGCAATTAGCATAGGTCTCATGGAAAGCTTCTTGGATCGTGCAGAACAAAACGTATTCTTTCAACAGGAAGTGTTCGGAATCACCTCGAAATTTATGGGGGACGACGTATACTACAAGCCTACCCCGTCGGATATGCAACTTCTTCGCGGGCTGCGCCACTACCGGGAAGTCAACGATCGGATGCAAGATCAGATGAACATCGATCTCTTCAAGCGTCGTCTCTCTCGGGCTACGTCGTACAACTCGCAAGATATGAACGACTACTACGTGTACGTCGTTCCTACCAATCTTCCGGATGAACTTCTCGATAATCCGAACCTCGATATTCGTGAAGTTAGGAAACGGGTATCTGGCATGGAAAGTGCGTCCCTATACATGGGTAAGCCTGTTTACGTCAACGTAGCAAACGATAATCCACGAATTCTGTCTATCAAAGAAGTCCAACAGTTCGGACTAGGAGAGAGTCTCTAAAATGGCGCAGTCTGACAACATTCTTGCTACCGGTCCGTCCGATCCTGAAGCTTTCGGTCGTATCGGCTCCGGTCGAACGTTTCCGGGTGGTCTCACACAGAGCGAATATATCGCAGCCAATCGACCGAACATCGACGCTCTCCAAGATAGACAGTCTCCTGAGTACGCCGCGCGTGTCGATCAACTCTACGAAGACGGTCTCGTCGGAACGTACAATATAAATAACGTACTCAAAGAAGCCACCGGCTTCAGTCGTGACATCATTCCGCCCGACGTTTTAGATCAAGTACGGAGTGCAACCCGCCGTGAAAAGAGCGGGTCACAAACTCCCCAAGACCTGCAACTTCTTTCTGAAGTACGTGATCCCAACGGCATCTATCGTCGCCGCTTCAATCGCCTCATCGACGGCGCACCGAACTTGGTTAGGGGCGTACAGACGGGTACGTTTCCTCTCGATCCGATTAGCGGTGGTGCGATCATACCGGAAAGCTCGGATACGGAAACGAACGTAATCGATGTCGAATCTCGTATCGACAGAAAGGCGGCAGAATCACAGCGCCTTCTCGGCTTTGTCGAACAACATCCCCAGCAACCTCTCGACCCTAATGTACGCGAAGCTCTCTACGCAGTTCTCGATATGCAATGGCAAGATGTATTCGTAGATCGTATTCAGGGTCTCGGACGCTTCGGGGGAATGGCAGGATTTCATCTCGGATACTTCCTAGAAAATACCTTTACTGATGAAGAGGGAAACGCACGTTTCGATTTGCACGGTAACCCCAAAGATCGTGCTATTGCATTCGAAAAGTACCGTACGAGTGACGCGTGGATCGACACTCGTAAGGAAATTATCGATAACATGATCCGCGAACAGATGCGTTTCAAGCTCGGAGATGAAGAGTTCAACCGTCGCGGCTACGGGGAAAAGGTCACAAACGAAGACGGCGACGAAGTATTCAAGGTACAGTTCGTAACGGATCAGTTTGCTGAAGACGTATCCGAATTCATGTACGATCAGTTGACTTGGAGAGAGCAGCTTCTCACCGTAGTAGGCGAGGGGGCTGTTGCCTACAACGCAGTCAAGTGGCCCTTCAAAGGCGTTATGGCAGCACAGAGGCGCGTACGTTTGGGTATCGCTGCACAGCAAGACAAGCTCGTGGCTCTCGGGCGTAAGACTGCGGGACGAAACGTACTTCCGTCCGCCGATGCCTTTCGTCTTCTTCCCCGCGATCGTCAGCGGGCACTTGCCGAAACCATAGCCGCCACCCGTGGCATCTCCGTAGAAGAGGCCGCTCGTAACCTTGCCACACGGAGCAAAGACGCCGGTTGGTGGCACACCTTCCGTGCGGGTACGCTTGCCGGTGCTATCGCCGAACAGTCGAGCGTACGCACTATGATATCACAAAACGAAGTGGCGGAAGATACTATCAACGCCCTGCGGGATAGTTACAGAAATACCGTGCGTACGTCAGCTAAAGGCTCCCGAAGTGCGGAAGCGATTGCCACCCGCGAACGCCTCAACATGGAAATTGCACGTGCCAACAATCGGGCCGTACGCTCGATGATGCCAACTATGCGTCAATTCGGCATCAATCCTATGTTCGATACGGCGTTCGGACTCGCACAAATTTCCGGTCGCCGATACTTTAACGATCCTATCGGCGAACTCTACGGTGTTGGCCTCGCCTTCACCACCATCGCAACGGGAAAGGGCATCTCGTACGTTTCGAGAAGGTACAGGCCGACACAGGTAGTCGGTGGTGTGCTTGGCGGAGGGATTAATGACTTGGCTTTCCTTGCCAAATCCGGCGTCGAAGAGATGGCAACTATGGGTCTGAAAATCCTCACCGGATTTCAGCTAGCCGAAGCGGACGGACTCGCACGTGGTTTCGTAAAAAATCCGAATTTGAGGTACCTCACTAAGTTATCTGATGAGAAACGCAAGCGTCTTCCGTTCGACGTACAGCGAGAACTCGACAAATTCACAAAGCGTCTCAAGGGTCTTCCTCAGTCGATGCAAGACATGATGGTGGATAACCTCAGTGATGCGATGGATGACATTCACACTATTGTGAGTACGATTCCTATGAAGGGGTCTACGCCCGAGATTACCTCGCGCTTGCAAACGGCTCGTTCGAACATGGAAGCCGCTCTCGCTGTTCATCTCGGCGAGGCGAGTGGTATCAACCTTTTCTTTGCGATGTCGAAGTCCGCAGCCGCTAACAACGACGGTGTTACGACGGGCGGTGCGCTCTCTATGAACCAAGAGGCGATGGCTATCCTAAAGAAGCAGCAAAGTGCGGACCGTCGCGTACAGGCCCTGTCACTCGCACAACAGCGCATCGAACGTGAAATCTTAAACCTACAAGACATTCAAAGCCAAGCTCTCCAGACGGAAAACGTCGGATTGCAAACGGCAATAGATCGCCTGACAACTCTTTCCGAATCGTTCAAGAGAGCATCTGCGTTTGCCAACGCCGAACTCACATCGATGATTGCCAACGACTCCCGCCTCGCCGCAAAAGAACTTAGTATGCTTGCGGACCCGGCAAACTACGACTTGGCTCAAGAGTCGATCACCAGTGGGTACGTGGAGAACTTGATATCTCTCGTACGAAATGCGGAGGACAGGTTCCTCACCTCTGCTGATAATCCTAACAGCCTACGTATCGATCAGTTCGAGGGTGAAAGTCGGTTCTTGCCCGGAGAGACCCTCCAACAACAACTGCCCGAACAGCCTATAACGGTAGAGTCCCTCCGCGAACAAGCACGAAACGCCGACATGCTCATCCGTAATTTTGAGGCAAATCTGATCAACACCGCACAGGGCGTACGTTTTTCACAAGACTCTGTGGAAATCTTCAACACTCAAAACAAAGTTCTTCACGGCTTCGTGACAACGGCACGGGCACAATCGGCATCCATAGTCAAAGATGCGTACGAAGAAGTACCAGAAAATCTCTCTATCAACTTTTCCGGTTTCGCCGTAGGTATCGACAAGTTTTTACGCGCGTACGCCGCCGAGTACGAAACGTCGATGACTAAGATGGCCGACCCGACCATGTTCGAAGCTTTCGGAGGAACGCACGGAAAGCGTCTCTATAACGCTCTGAACAATGGCTCTCGCCGGGGTATGATTGCCTTCTTCGATGAGAACCTAGAAGTATTCAATGAAGCCGTAGAGGGCGGAGGAAACTTCAAGACGGGAACTGATGTCCTAGACTATTTCAAGAACCAGTATTACGGAAGTCGTGAAAAGGGGTTCTTGATTGAAAAGTTCGGAGAGGCGTCTGCTGAAAATCCGAACCGGATTACCGATCTTCAAATAGCGTTGCAAATTCTTGAGGACTCCCGGGCCGGATTACTTCCGGAAGGAATGAGCTTCGAGTCCTTCAACTTTGCCGTGTCTGCAAAAGAACTCGAAGAACTGAGGCAAGGAGCAAACTATTTACGCGGAGCAACGAAGCCCGGTACGGATCGACACAACATTGCGATGCTAATCATCAACAATGTTGACAGGACATTCGATGAGTGGGGACAGGGCGTAAACGTAGACAACTACAACGCTGTCGTACGCGCCCGTGTTATCGCTCGTGCAGAAGCACAGAGATATGATCGTGGGACTATGGCAGACGCAATCGAACGAATTCACTCTGTAAACAAGTTCAAGACTCTCGGCGGCAACACTGACGACGAAATCTTTGACATCACCACAAAGGCCGAGTCTGACCTTTTAGCCCCACTCGTAAACGCTATCCTCAAAGGTGACGAAGGCTCGACTGAAATCATCGAACGTGAGATGCGTAGGCTCCGTTCGAGCTTCGCTCCCATCTCCGGAGAACTTCCAGAAAACATCTTGGTACGAATGGACGACGGAAAATTTCGTATGCCTACAGACCAAGAGATATCTCGGATGACCACAGCCGTCATGGGTGAGGAGGAGTTCACACGCCTGTCGGCAATCGTAAACGCGCAGGTACAGGCAGAACTTCTCAAGACGGGTGGCCTCAAGACCATCGATCAAGCCGTAAAAAATAATTCGGTACCCAACATTATTGGGGAGAACCTGCCGCAGCCGCTTCAAATTCCTGCACAGTACGAAGGTAACCTCTTGAAGTTCCTCGAAGACGTGGATTCTCGTAGCGTTGTTATGGTAATGAATCCGAAGACAGGAGTACCGGAGCCTCGTCAACTCATCAAGTCTTTCGATATTTTTCAGGCTAGTGCAGATGTCACGGCAGTCGTAAACAGCAGCAAAAAGTTTCAAAGCGTACACGCCGAACTCGTACAAGATGCAAACTTCTACGTGGCTCAGAACAAAGAAATTCTCGACGCTACTGCCGAACGTACTGCACAGATAACAAAAGCAATCACCGGAGTCGGAGAAAACACGGCGGGTGACAAGTTCTTTACAAAATACATTGCGAGCGGAGATGAAACGTCTGTACGTCAGATCATCGCCCTCACACGAGACAGCGAGTTCTTGGCACGGGGTAACTTTACCGAGCGGGAGGTTCAGCAGGGACTACAGGGGGTTGTGGCTCACGTCATTCGATCTGTAGGTGAAATCGAACCTCCTCGTGATCGTACGGTACAGATGTTCGACGGCACTAGCGTAGCCGTAGAAACGTACGGAAGACCCGATCGGGCATTCGACTTGATCAACGACGCCCTAAGCGGACGTACAATCGAGGGTCGTAACTTCCGTGAACTCACGGATGCGGCGGGAGTTAGCGAAGATCAACTGTTGACCCTTCGCGCAATCTTCCGCTTTGCCACACGGATGGAAGGAGAGCGCCTCTACTCGCAGATGGACGCGTCAGGTCGTCCGACTTTGAAACAGGCGACGAAAGGCTTCAACCTCGACAACGCCCTCTCTCGTGCATTTAACCTCGCTCGTGGTATGGTTGGCGTACAGTTCGTTGCGGCAGAAGTTGCCCTGCGCTACGCCGCACTTTCGTCCGGGGCATCTATGAAAGTTATTCTCACAGACGAACGGGCAGCACGTATCGTAAAAGATACACTCACGGATGTCGATGCCGTCACGGAAGACGATGCACGTTACTTGGCGGATACCGTGTTCCGTATATCGGCCATCACTACGGTAGACATGCTAAAAGAGATCGAAAAGCAAGACCCGGACTTCGCAGACTACGCCCGCAACTATTGGGAAAATGTTGGCGTATTAACACCATCGGGTGACCGAGAGGGTGAACTCGTCGCTTTCCCTTAATAACGGAGATGAAAAATGAAGATGTATAACAACGGCCAGCGTAAGGGTATGATGTACGGAGGAAACGTACGCAAGCCTATGGGCTACAAAGAAGGCACTCCTATGGGAGGCGTACCCAAAACACCCAAGCAAGAGAAGTTCGCTGCCCTTGCAGAACCTAAAGACATGATCACGGCTGCAGACCGTGTTGCCGGTGCCACTAAAGGTATGCGGAAGACTTCTGCATAATCTCGTCAGTCATACTTTTCAAGTAGCGTAGAAGGGATGCTACCGAGTGCGAACCCTCGTACTCCGGCATCCCTTCATTCATTGTACGCTCGAAATCTTCCGGATTGACGCTATCGAAAAGCATCTCCACGTTACCGTCAGTAAGGAGATTCACTTCGAACTTAAAGAGTTGTGCTTTCGGTTTCAATGTCTCGTAACTCGCTGATTGCAAGGTTGTAGCAATCCGCCTTGAAAGTGAACCCGTTGTCCGGATCAACTTCCCCACGGCGGTGGTACGTTGCGTTTTCGTAGAACGTACGTTTGTCGATCTCTCCCAAGACCCAAGCCTTACTACCGTCAATCTTGATACGTACGAAAACGTACGAGTCACAGTCTTGCTTCGTGCCGTGCGCCGCAATCGTACAATCGTAGTACGTTTTGGGCGGCGTGTTGCACCGCTTCGTTTTTACGTCGATGCGCTTGCCGTTCAACACCAAGTCGTAGTCGTGCGTATTCGACTCTGTAGCCCCCGTGAGATCGGCAACGACGAGTTCACCGATAGCCCCCACCACATGACTCGAACTACCCGTGATGCTGCCCTGTAGTACGCCTACAGTGGCAGTTTTCTTTTTTGCGCGTTCGATCAATTCAGGTGTTATCTTTACTTCGATCAACTGTCTTCCCCCACTCGGTTTGCGACGGATGGTTGCGAGGCGGGTTCCATTGAATCCAATCCGTCCCTCGTTTCCACGTTGGCGATGTAGTCTTCGATTTCGAGTTGTCTGTTTTCTTCTGGGACATCCAGCATCCTTTCCAAGCCTTCGATGAGTCTGCGATGCAGAGCCTCTGAAATCAGACCGGCGCGTGTGTCCTCGTCCATCTCGAATGTGACGACTGCACCGCCGTCCTTGAGTTCAACGTATTCTATGACTTCAAGCTGCATTGAGGTCTACCACTTCGCACACACCAGCCGTACACGCCAACTCTCGTGAGCCGGACGTGTTGTCTTCACGCTCGTACTCCGAAAGAGCGGCCCAGTCAATCTGCAAGCCGCCATACGCCAGTTGCCACTCAGCGTAGTCGTCCGCCTCGATGTCCTGATACGGAGCCTGTTGGTACGTGTGGTCCGAGTGAGGCAAGAACGATACGCCCGACGCAACGTCGAAGTTCTCGTATACCCACGCGCCCACGTCCATCCACTCGTCTTCCTTTACCGTGATGGTAACGGACGGCTTGTGTTCACACCAGTTGATTGCATACGTCTTCCACAACTCTAGCTGTTCGATAGCCGTCATCTGCGTACGGGTCACAGCATTGTCCGGAGACTTCATAGCGAACGAAAAGACTGTGGTCGAGTCCGGCTTCATCACACACGCCTCGCTGTGTACGCCACGATCCTTGAGGAACTGCGTCAGGGGGTCTTTGTTGTCCCCGCGAACGGTACGAATGTAGTAGTCGTTGTGTCTAGCGTGAATGCCGCTTGCAGCGTCCACCAGTTGCGACACAGTACCCGACGGCTTTACACAGGTGATGGCAGCCGACTGTGGAATACCAAGCTTCTTTGCGTACTCCTCGTTCGTCTCGACGGCGACTCGCTTCATTTCTTCGAGCCAACGAGGGGAATCGACGGTCTTTGACAAAATCGGATGATCCATGATACCAGTCAAGGATACGCCCAACAAGCGTTCTTCTTCTGTGTTTGTCTTCCATACTTTCCTCAAGTATTTGAAGTCGGTGAGCGTAGACTGCAGGGTACCCAAGATAGTTGCGAGGCGTACCTTGCGCTTCAACGAGTCTAGGGTATCGGATTCGCGTACGACAACCTCTGACAGGTTACAAAACTGATACGGACGCAGAATGATCTCACTGCACGGGTTCGTACCCCACATGTGGCCAACCTCGCGGCGTTCGTTCCGAGCAACCTGTACGTCAGCAGCCTCACGGTTGAAGATGCCCCGCTCACCTGACTTGGAGTCGTAGAGGGCAAGCCACTCACGCATAAACGTACCCATCTCTGGCTTGCCTTTGTACGCAACCGAGTTGTTGGCAAGGGCACGTTGACCCTCATGTTCCCACCACATGCCTGACTTGGCGTGTGCCATCTGATCATCGTTGAGGTTCGACAGAGAGATCAGGGCAGAGCGACGTACGCCGCCAACGACAACGATCTCACCAATCTTGCACATCAAGTCGTGACACTCGATAGGAAAGAGCTTGCGACCCTGTGCCTTCTTGAACAGGGCAACGGTAAACTTAAACAGATCGTCGAGTGGGCCGGGACCGGACGCACGGCCACCCATAGTCTTGAGGCGCTCACCAGATGCACGTACGCCCGACAAGTCCCACTTTGGAATTTGTCCAACGTAAAGAAGTCCGATCAATTCACGCAACGACTTGGCCCATCCGGGCTTGGAGTCGCCAACCCTGATCACAGTGTCGGAATCGTGCATCGCATCACTGACCACCGGAAGTTTGTCCACGTTCTCACGCTCCACAGAGAAGCCCACACCCGTGCCACACATCAAGATATACATGCACTCATCGAACGAACGAGGGTTGTCCACCGGAATGTACGAACAGTTGTAGCCACAGATGTTGTCACGGGCTAGGGCGGGTCCAGATGTCATCATCGCCCGCATCGACGGCATAACCTCTAGAGACATGATGCCATCTGTGATCTCACGTGTTAGTGAATCAGAAAGCTTATACCCGTGGTTATCACGCACATGGCCACCCATAAAAGAAACATACCTAGATACTGTTTCATCCCAGTTCTCCCTGCGTTGTTCGTCGTCGATCCAACGAGCGTACCGCGACTTGTGGATAAACTGTTGGTATGGTGTTGGTAGCATATTATTCATTACTTGTCTCCTCAATTAGCTTACCGAGATACCACTGTGCCTTTTTCAGGTCTTCAACGCCATTCTTGTAGCGATAGCGCCAGAGGTACTTTATGATGTTTCCTTGCAGGTAGTATTCGTAGCCGTCACTCGTTGCGGCTTCGATAGCATCGATGCACTCAATACCTGCTTGATTGTAGTGCGGTGGCGAATTGACCATATCAGATCGATCCGTGTAAAAGGTATCGAGCAACTTCTCTTCATCCGTATTCAACTCTTCAAACTTCTTTTTCATGTACGCCTCGTGTCTCATCGAATCAGGGCTTATCATCTGTTGTCACCATTGCCGACGATGTTACCCGCAGACCTGCGCTGTTGCAACTTGTAAATGTTCATCTCTGCAACTTGTTGCAAAGAGAAACCCAAGTCGTCAGCAAGGACCGCACAATACCACAAGACATCCCCGATCTCTTTGGCGATTTCACCCCGGAACTTGGCATCGTCTCGCCCGTCACGGTAAATTTTTTTCACCTTGTCAGCCACCTCACCGGCTTCACCTGCAAGGCCGAGAGTCGGGTACGTCACCTTCATCTGTTCGGGGTAGATAGCAAACGTACGCGCTTGCATCTGATAGTTGTTGAGGTTCCAGTTGTCTTTCATCACTGCTTCTTTCCAAATTCTACTTTGACGATGTTGGTGCTGGGATCGTGCGTCACGTCAACCTCGCTATCTGTCGAGTCTATCATCGCTTCTTTTGTCGCTTCGAACGAGAGACGAGCGAGACCGGCTTGCATAACCCTGTCGAAGTCCGACTCCATCAACTCCACGAGTCCGGAAAGAATCACCGAACCGGCAGGTATGTATTCATCGTCCTCGTCTTCGATCGTCGTGTCGTACGCCGTCATCGTGACGTGATCGTCCGTGTCACCTTGCTTGAAGATCAGGTACCATCGATCTTGAAGGAGGCTTGCACGTTCTAAAACAGATTGCATATTGTTATTATCCATTCTTACACCATCCCTCCGGGATCGAACCTTCCGCCCATTCGAAGTTGTGCTTTGTAGCCCACGCAGCGTACGTAGTCTTAGAGCCTTTGTAAATTTTATTCTGTGCGCGAAGGAACACAAAACGAATATCGAGATCGGGGTGTTGTTCTTTGACAAGAAGCATCTTCATCCGATCGCTTTTATCGAGATGCCCCTTCGCCTCGATGTAAACATCCGTCTCTGGGATGTAGAAGTCTGGTGTGTACGTCCGGGGCTTCGGTACGTACGTCAGCTTCGTACTTTCGTACTCGTACGTTACGCCCCGTTCCGCAAGCGCACGGGCCAAGTTGAGTTCGAAGTTCGACCGGAACCCGGCCTTACCCGCCGAACTTTTCTTCATAGACGCATTCCGACGGACGCTAGCCTTTTTAGGAGATACCCTGCCAGTTTTGGCGATAGGCGTTCCAAAGGAGAGAATTCGTTTGTCAAGCGAGTCAGAGGGACGCATACATTTGCTCCGGTGTTTGCAAGGCGACTGATCTTTCCGATCTCCGCCTCGACAGTTGTGATGTCACGCTTCTCCGTCTCGGAAGATAACGCACCTAAGTCACTGAAATTATTACGCAACGTAAGAGGCAAGCCTCGCGAGTGTTGTCGAAGGAACACGGTCTTTCGCTCACCACCCGCACCGACGTGCGACTCGACGTACACGTGATACATATCATTGTTTAATTCTAAGAGTTCTAAGTCGTAGTCTCGAATGAAAACGTACGGCACATCATAGCTCCTTTGTCTTGAGTTTTGAGTACCACACCTTCGGAGGAGACTTGGCCTGTGACGTTACCCGATCGTGCAAGATCGCATCAGGCCAGCAATGACCACGAAAGCCACAGAGGCTACACTCTTTCGGTAAGACCTTGTTGCCGGTGCGGTGTACCTCGCCCTTTCGCTTGTACGTTTCGAATTCATCCTCGAACGCTACGAAGGGACGTACCTTCGGGTCGGACATAAAACGTACGCGCTCGGCAGCTTCGGCAAGGTACGTGATACGGTCATCGCCTGTCCAGTCGTACGCCTCGACGATAGCAACTTCACCGCTCGACTTGTTGATCACGATCCAGCCACCGAAGTCCAAGCCCGTGGCCGCACCGTACAAGTGGCCCTGCATAACGTACCCGAACGGGTCGTCGTTCTTGATGTGGTCGTACCCACCAGAGCCGGTGAACTTATTCTTGAACGCCCAGTCACTTGCGGACTTGATATCCCAGACGCGCTCCCTTCCGTCGTCGCCCCGTATGATCACGTCGAGCGTACCCTTTACGGTGACGCCCTCGATCTCTAGGGCAACTTCCTTTTGGAAGTCAACGATGTCGATACCGGCCTCACGCATGACAAGCATCAGTAAGGCTTCGGTCATGTCGCCGAATGCAAACCGTGCTATGCTATTGTATTGCATAGTTTCTTCGACGCCGTGCTTGTCCAAGACCTGCTGGCAGAGGGGCTTTCCCAAGCCGGACATACGGATGCGATACTCACGCTTGCGACCACCGAACTGCTTTTCGATGGCCTCACGAGATTCTTTGACGAAGAGTTCGAGGTTCTCCGGGGAGACTTGTACGTCCCCCCGAATTGCCCGACTCATGTAGTCTTGGATGTTAAGCAGCATCAGTGAAGTCCGACGCCAAGTCAGAGTCGTCCTCTGAAAGCATCAGCTTCTGTGCGGCCTTGAACTCACGGATCACTGCTTCGTTGTGACCGCGAATCGTCTGGTCGAACTTGACCACGAGTTGCTTGTCGTCGTCGTCGAGACCAACCACGCCAGAAAGCGTCGGCACGGGAGTCCAGTAAACGACACTACCCTTCTTGTTCTTGTGGGTACGAAGGTTAATCTCGCAGTGAGCCATCAGCTTGTCCTGACGACCGAGACCGTTGATGAAGTCAGCAATCGGCTTGAAGCCCGACTTCTTGAAGTACGCAATCATCGGCTTCTTTTCGAGTACGACTTCTTCGCCCGCGCCGTTCTTGAACGTACCGGAAATCGTACCGTAGATTACCTGATTGCAAATCACGGCGCGGCTCTTGAGGTACGCCGGATCTTGCTGATCGAGTTGCTCTTCCTCTTGGCGGGTAAGGCGACCACACTTGTTGCCACCCTCCGTGTCAGGGAACGTACCGTCGAACTTCGGCTTTTGCACTGACTTACACGAGAAGCCACCCCGTCCCTCGTTCGCTTCCGCATCCCACATAGAATACTCGAACATGCGCATCAGGGCTTGGATTTTCACTTCGGGCGAATAGATAAACTCACCGTCTACAAAAATCTTCCAGTCACCGCGAGTGAGCGCGTTACCGTCGTCACTTTCCTGATCGTAGTTGATACCGAGACGAGGGAGACCTACGCGGTCACCACCGCCATCGCCTTGTCCGGTCAGCTTCTTTAGCTGCTCGGTGTTGTCGCTTTGCAACGCAGCAACGAGTGCATCCATTTCATTGTTCATTTCGATGATGTCTGTTCCATCCATATCCTTTACTCCTTTACGATTGGATAGTCGGTAACGGCAATCTTACAGTTCTACTTCGTGCAAGTCAAGCCAATTTTTACCTGCTTTGATCTCTATTCCGACAGGCATGTTGTACGTGACACCATAACGTCGAACAGTTTCAAAGGGTAACGAGAGCATAGCGTGTTTCATCATGTCTATGCAAATATTTTTTTCATCCGGGTGTACGTCCATAACGATCGAATCGTGTACGGTGTTGCAAATCACACTGCGTACTCCGGAGTCGCGTACGATCTTCTCTAAGGCGACGAGAGCAATAGGCAAGAGGTCAGCCGTAGCGAACCCCTGAACCGGGTAGTTACAGATCGACGTGCGGTGTGTAGCCGTCCCGTACTTCGTCCACCGGGCATCTGGGAAGGCGTACTCCCGTCCGGACGGAAGGGTGATTACTCGCTTCTCAACAGCCGTACGCTGGAGGTGGTCGTGCCACAGGGTAACACCCTCGTACTTTTCCTTGAACGCCTTGTAGTAGCGTTGTTGAGCCTCTGTGCCGGTTGTGCCTCCGTAGAGGGGCTTGAAGGTATGTGCCTTCGCCTCTTGGCGTGTGCAGCCGATAACGGATGCGGTGTAATTGTGTACGTCCGTTCCGTTCCGTACGTCGATGTACGCCTGTGCATCGTTCGCAAGGAACCCGGCAACCCGAAACTCTAGCTGCGAGTAATCCCCCTCAACGATGAAGCCACCCTCGAAGCGGCTCTCGACCACCTTGCGTATAGCGAAGGTATTTCCACGTGGCATATTCTGAAAGTTAGGATTGCGAGACGAAAGGCGACCCGTCGCCGTAACGCACTGCATAAACTCCGGATGGATGAATCCCTTCTCATCGACATTGTTCTTGATCCCTTCTACAAATGTGTTGAGGTACGTACGCAACGCATTGAACCGGACGTACCCCGTGACAAACTCACGAGCGTCACCGGACAACTCGGACGAGCGTACGTCGAGTGTCTCCTTGTCCGTACGAAATCCGGCAGAGGCCACGTCGTACGCATCACGGGGAGATATCTTGAACCCGGCAACTTCCGTACTCGGTATGTAAAGGACGCCGACACCATCACACCGCTTACACACACGTACCGCCTTGCCGAGCGTACCATCCTTCTTCGTTACGCGATTACGACCGTGACCGTTGCACGACGTACACGTCTCGGCACGTGTCCTGTAAACGATGTCCGTCATACGGCGGACGGTCTGGTTGAATTCTTTCTTTGCAAAGCGGGTACGCTGCTTCGGCTTCATCGTTGCACCGCGTTGCTCCATGCCCAAGTTGAACGTGCGTGACCACTCGCGCTTGTCTTTTACTTTGCGTGAGTAGAGAAGCATCGACCGGTCGTCGGGGCTTGTCAGACTGACGGGTGTGTCACCCATCGCGTTACGCGCCAAGTCATTGAGACGAGCCTCTAAGGTCTCTAGCTCTTCGGTATACATCTTCTCGATCTCGTCGAGTGTATCCATGTTTATCTTTAGGCCGACCCGCTCGACACGAGCGAGTACGTCTGTCATTTCAAGCGACAGCTTCAGTGTGGGTACGAGTCCCTTTTCCATCGAACAACTCCTCGAATGTTACGCCAAAGGCGTCTAGCTGTTTCAGAGCAATTTCTTCCGTAGCCTTAACGTCGGCTATTCCGTACTCTCGTACGATTTCCCACGGTATGTCGTAGAAGGTCTTACCATTCTCGATATACGGCGCAACAAGGTCAGTCTCCTTTTGGGTAACACCATACTTCCTTGCAAGAGCAGCAAGTCCGAGAGGCCAACGCCGCGCCTTCGATAGAACATATTCCGCAACCATCGTATCATAGATATCTCCGTCGTAAGTAAAGCCACACTCGCGTATCCACTGCAAGTCGAACTTGATGTTCTGACCCACGAGTACGTCAGCGTGGTCGAGTGATAGTTGAAACTTTTCGGCAGCAGCCTGTGTCGGGGGTTCAGTCGAGTGATAGTAGCAGTCGTAGTCAACGCCGCTGACCAACCACTTGTACCCGATGGACACCAAACGATTACCGAAGTAGGGCAGAGGTGTGTAACCCCCACTCGGCTTCTCCACGTGCGTCGTCTCGACATCAAACGTCAGTACGTTTACCATATGTTGTCCAACTCTTCATCGTAGTCTGTGTTACATGTAGTAACATGTATCACTTCATCTACCTCTCGCACTTCAGCGATCTTTTCAGCCCTTGTCAAAGACCTGAACCTCGCTATTTCCTCCGCATCACCTAGCGCATTTTCTTCATACTCCTTAAAAGACCTGAAGTGAACAAACATATTCTTACCTCTAGCTTTTGTCATCAGTAATACACTCCTCGTTGTACGTCGATGTTCGTGTTGATCATGTCATGATATCCATTGATCTTGTTCTTCGAGATACACACGTGCCGTACCGTGTTGGTCACGTCACTTGCACCCGTCTTGCCGATACCGATGATGATGTCGGCCTCACCTGCCTTACCCGTACGCGAATTGTCGAGCATCGAGTAGTCAATAAATTGACGGTCGTGTGCTTCGTAACTCGCCTGACTCACGGCCCACACAAGGCAGTTGTTTCGCTTGGCAATCTCCCGTGCCTTCACGTACGTTTCCTTCAACCGCTCGTCTCCCCGGTTGTATTCGCCACCGATACGAAACTTGTCTAGCTGATCCATGAACATCACGTCCGGCTTGTTGAGCTTGGCGTAGTCGTCCGCCTCTTCGACAGACGTACCCACCGAGTCCATGATTGTCAGGTACGGTGCGATGTCACGGGCGTACACGGTACGCAGCCGCTCACGGTCATCTTTCATCTCGTCCTTTGTTATCCCGACAAACGACTGAATGATACGTAGCTTGATCTTCTTTGCCGGTTCTTCGTTTGCCCAGTACGTCACCTTGAACCCCTGACGAATGTACGACGCGGCAAGGAAGCAGCAAAATGTCGTCTTTCCGACTTCCGGACGTGCAAATAGGATACCCAAGTTACCCCGATCCAGCCCCGGTACGTGTTCGCGGATCAGGTCGAACTCAAAAGGGAAGTCCGGCTCCCCCGTGTTCTCATCCAAGAGCGTATCTATGTCGTCGTCTACAACCGTGTACGTCGTCTTGTCCGCGATACGTCCGTCCTCGACAACATCGATCAGTTGTCGCAAGCCGCCGAAGTCTTCGCTTTCGCCTGTGAAGATTTCGATTGCCTTCTCGCCGATCTGACGCGCACGGTCACGCAACCAAAAATTATTCACCAAGTCGAGGTAGAGGTCGTGCTTGTCGGGCGTACCCCGTTCGAGTTGCGAGATCAACTCCTGTGCCTTCTCTCGTGTCGAGTCGGGCATCGCCGGGTTACGGTCGTTGAACAACGCACCGAGTTCGCGTACGTTCACTGACGTACCATACTGCGTGTGCGCGTACGAGATCACGTCGAATACGTCGCGCATCTCCCCGGTAAACATGTCTCGTGTTACGATGTTCGACACCTTCGAGAAGAAGTCGTTATCGAGTACGAACCCGAGTACCTGTTTATCGATTGATATGGGATCGTAAGAAGTCATTCCGTTCGTCCTTTTCCATGTTCTTCAAGTCCGTGTGCAACACCATGAGGCGTGTCGGCACGTGCGAGTGAAGCGTTCGTACCATCGTAATTGCCTTATCAGTCGCGTCTTTGTCAAGAGCGACGAACACACGGTCATATTGTTTCAAAACCTCGATGTGTTCCGAAAGAAGATTAGTACCTAAGAGGGCCACCCCCGGCAAAACACCGCACACACTACAAGCAGAGGCACAATCTTCCACAACACAGGCAACAGATGTGCCTGTGCCAGAAACAAAAGGACTTCTACTTGATCCATAACGATACCACTTAGGGCCACGTCCATCTAAACTCCTTCCTGCCGCATCTACGACTTTGCGTCCGTCTTTGATCAAAAAGACAACGCGGTTCATTCGCACATCGTAGCGTATGTCCGCAGCACCGCAGAGGTACGCATCGTACGCCCCGACCTTTCGAAGGTACGATTCGGCCTCGACACGACGAGACACACTGACGAACGTGTCGGGTATCTCGTAAGTGTTATTAGTACGGGGAGGCGGAACCGAAGCCGCCGACCGTTCGAAAACGTGCTTGCTCGACGTACGAGACAAGGTTATACCCGTACGACCGGACACGTTGCAGTCTGCGTGGAAGCAGAACCACACCCGCTGCAATCCGTTGTCCGTGACCGAGAAGGTATTCTTCTTGGCACACACCGGACAGTCGGAGCGGTACTTTGTGTTCGGTACGATGTCCAACGACTCGACGTACGTTTTTAGCCACGATGGTGATTTCATCACGTCCTACACGCGCTGATCAGATAGCACACGCCCACGATTATTGCGAGAGGGTTCGGTTCGGTGTAAAAAATGAATCCTATGCCAAACCACACAAGTACGAAAAAAGCCATTCGTTTTCTCCTTTGTGTTGCGACGATAATCGACATCGGAAACCTCGTCAACCACAAAATTTTTTGCTTGACAAGACGCCGACACCAGTATATCTACATATTACAATCCCCCCTATAGGGAAATAATCTTATGAAAAAAATCAACAAGATAAACCCTATAGCTAAAGAACTTCCTAAGTATGGGAAGCGGGTTGTGGCTGACAAACGTCGGACGAAAGAAAACAAACGAATGACAAAAGAGGTACGCGATGCCAAGACCACCGAAGATTGACGAGCCGACCAAAACGTACAATTTGTTACTTTCTGTTGCGGTGTACGACAGGCTAGCAAAACACGCCGAACGCCTCCACGCAAAGAGTATCAACCAAGTCTCGGTTGGTGACCTGATCCGTGAGGGTATCGATATTTACTTGGAGGCACTCGACGATGATGACTACGAAGGGGGGAACGCGGATGCGAAAGATTAAACTGTTCAAAGATCGAAAGGGTGACGATCTCGTGCCGTACGTTTCGTCGAGGGATGATCGGCACGAAGTTGTCGCTCCGGTATCATCCGTACGCATCGGGGAGACACGGCGCGAACTTGTGAAGTCGGGCCAGTGTATCGACTACGCACGGTGGGTTGCCTTGTACGTCGGAAAAAATAACGAAGAGTGCAAAAGGTGGCTTGACACATACAAAGCACGGGTGCTAAAACTGTGTATACCCTACGAAGTGTCCTCGTAGGGTACGTTTCTCCTAAGCTACCGTTGAGCGGGGCTGGTCTTTTTGACTGGCCCCGTTCTTTTTTGTGTTGACAGGTACGTTTGTTAGCGGTATGGGTAATCTATCGTAACGCCAGTTATGGAGATTGGTACATGGAAATTACAACTGATAATCACGTCGAACGGTGTTGGTGCTGGGAGTGTGGTGGTCATGGCAAGGTTTCGTACATAATACGAGGCGACGAGGAGGAGTGGGGTCACTGTCTCGACTGTATGGGTGAAGGAGAGAAGTACCGTGCAAAGGCTACACAAACTGCTGTCGTTCGTGCCTTACTGACACAGGCGAAAAACGCTCTAGAATATATAGAAGTGACAGACAGCGACTTAGATCAGGTATATACGACAATCGATGGCGCAATCGGTGACATCGAACGCTACGAAAGAAAGGTAGGGACACGAAATGGAAATTGATATGACCGAAGAGATGGACAAGCAGACAACTAACGCTGTTGTAGAGACAGTGCGCGATGTCTTGATCGACATGGGATACGGTGACGTTTTAGACTTTCAGTGGCAGCTTGTGGTGACTTTTACAGATGAGGATGATGTCTGATGGGTAAGGTATCTGATTGGCTAATCGAAATGGAAGAGGACGCCTCGTACATGACGCGCCAAGAATTTGTCAACAAGCACGGCGAAACGGTTATCGAATTGTACGACGAACTCCAACTGAAATGGCAATACGATCACGCCGAACCGGGAGAGCCGGACGATGTGGGTTGATCCGGAGAACGATCCGAACCTCGAAAGTGTGGCTGACAAATTGGCCACACTACGACGGCAAATCGACGACGCGGACTGGAACGGCAAACCCGTGACAAACGTACAACGCAACATGGCAAAACGCCTGACGCAAATGGTAAACGAGGGGACGCTATGGCTTCCGAGATTTTGACAAATGACAAACGTACCACACTATCGCCCGTGTACGTTTGCGATGTGTGCGGCGAACCGGCGATGACGAGGGAATGCGACCGCTTGCGCTGTCCGTCGTGCTGGCTCCGGGAACAGGGTCGCAAAATAAAACCGCTTGACCACAGCGGATATCGTCCGTAACGTGTCCCCATCGTTTTCTAACGAAGGGACACAACGACATGAAAAAACAGGCAACACTGATCGATCATGAAAAGATGATCTATAATATTTGCAGCGTTTACCGTGACGCCGACGAAACGCAACACGCTGAGGGTTTGTTGTGGTATTCGGACGCACAGAAGGCCGCGCACGATATCGCGGTAAAATATGGCATTGCTGTCTATCTTGGGGTGGCGGTGATCGCCGCGCTTTCCCCCAATAACAAATGGTCGCGCAATGTTATCAACGCTGATATGCTAATTGGTGCTTTCCTGCGCGGTGACGGCATCGACGCGGTGAAAGTCTCGACTTATCACGCCATGAAAAAGAAGGCTTGGGATATCTTGGCGGCGCGTCCAGACTATGAGGGCGCAAAAACAATGCTGAAGGGACAAAAGATCACGTCCTTTTTTATGGATATCATGGGCGAATTCAACGTGACCATCGACGGCCACGCTCGGAATATCGCCTACGGTGAGCGCGTCGGATTGACCGACGATCGTACGAATATCGGCGTCCGTGAATACCGCGCACTTCAAGCGGCATATGAAGAGGCGGCGCGACGTGTCGGCCTCATGCCGTACCAGTTGCAAGCGATTACTTGGCGCGTTTGGCGTGACCGGCACGGGATAACGTGACAAACGGGCGACACTACAAAAAAACGTACGCGTGACAAACGGGCGACACTATAAAATCGGGGACCGGCTAATGGTTTCTTGCGTTTGCCTGTTCGGGGGCGGGGCGAGACTTGCGGGCCGGTCGGATCGACGGCGAGACGATGGGGCCGGTCGATCGCCCGCCGGGGCCGATACATTTTTTTGCTTGTTACGAATCCGGACCGGTGGCATTGTAACGGGACTGGCCAACGGGGCCAGCCACACCAGCATAGAAGGAGAAACAATATGTTGGACGTAGTACCTTTTGAAGATCGAGCCGCAACGAAGGCGAAAGCACGGGGCGGGGACATATGGGTCACTCACAAGCGGATCGATGACGTGTCCTTGTATGAGCAATTCGGCAAGATTCGCCGGGTTCCGATTGAAGCCCTCACCACTAGGGTCGATAACATTCTCGAGCCGATCCGGATGGATGATTTCCACGCCCTACAAAACACGGCGACCGGTGGCATCTTGAACATCCGGCCCGTCGGTAAATCGTACGCGCTAGTGCCACACGATGGCCTGTTCAAGGCACAAGCCGACTTGCTAGCCGCGTCGGACTTGCCGATGGATAACGTCGAGGTGTGCGATCGTATCTACGAAGAGGGGGCGCGGGTTCATCGCACGATTTACTTCCACGACTTGCAAGACCTGACCACGACGCGGGACGGCAAGCGGGACTTGGTGCGCTGCCGGATGGACATGTTCAACAGCGTCGATATGTCATGGGCCTTGCAGATATTTTCGGGAGCCTATCGTGACCTCTGCCGAAATACTCTGGTGTTTGGTGGCGAGAAGGCATATCACCAGCGGAAGATTCACCGGGGGGCCGTGTCGCCAGAAGCTATGATCGCTAAGGCGACGATGGGGCTTTCGATGTGGCAAGACCAGCGCGACGTGATGGATCGCTGGCGGAATGCGCCACTGACGCAAAAGCAATTTGCGGACATCTTGAAAGAGACTATCTGCCGGAAGAACACGAAGGCGGCAGAAGCTGATGAGCGGTTGTCTGTGAATGAATCCCGGTTGAACTGGTTGTTGGAGCGGTTCGAAGAAGAGCGCCGCGAACTAGGCCTGACACTCTGGGCCGGTTACAATGCCCTGACGCACTGGGCCACGCACTTGCCGGATGCCCGCGACCGGGGCCGGGCCGAACGCAAAAGGTACACGCGGAACGAGCAGGTCCGGCAGATCGTCGATGGTCCGTCGTGGCGGTACCTCGAAGGCTTGGCGGGGTGATGATGGAATTGGTCTTATTCCTCTACCGGACTTGCGTTTGCATTATCCTGATCCTTATTTTGGGGATCATCTTTAACGTCACATGATCGAAGGAGAAACGAAAATGACGTTCAATAACATTCCGAAAAACCTTGTTGATGACCTGTGCGGTTGCCTCGATCGGATCGAAGCCGCAATTCGTACCGACGCCTCAGAAAAAGAGCGGGCACGGTTGCGGGAAATGATCGCGGCCGCTTGGAACGATCACACGGTGCCACTGGCGACCGGGTTGCAGACGGGCTTGCACGGTGAGCCGCTGCACGAATCCGGCCCGCAGCCGGTCGTCAACCGCAAGGTATATTTGCACGGTGGCCACAAGCGTGTGATCGAGCTTTTTTCCGGAAAGCGGTATCTTGCCGCGCCTACGATCGCGGGGCTTGTCGGCATCAAGCGCGAGGCGGTCTGGACGTACTTGCAGCAGATCGGCATGTCGGACGAATACGTTTTGCACAAGAAAGAGGTGAAGAACGGCACCGGACCGGATCGCCGGGGCTATGTGAAACTTTACCGGGTTGAAAAGGTCGCGTAAAAAACGTACAACATGGGGGCGGGCGCGGTTGCCCGCCTCAACCAACGAAAGGACGAAACGATGAAATCGCAAATCAAAACCGACTTGACCACCAGCGAAGCAAAAGAAATCTTTGTGATCACCGAGCGGGAGATTCGGACTATTCGGACTATGATCAGCGGCATCAATACCCAGATCGACGCCCTCGATGAGTTTATGGATGCAATCGGGTTCCAAAAGTGGATGAGCAGCTCGCCGCGTTCCGTTGCCACGTGTGACTTCAAGATCACGAAAGACGACTAGTCGCGTGTTTGGTGGGCCGGGGATAAACTCCCGGCCTTTTCCCTTTTTAGGAGATAGAGACCATGGAAAACCAGCCGATCGAATTCACCGAAGAAGACCGCCGCCAGCTTTTGTCCTTTGTGTTTAAAGAGCTTCTCGACCTTTATGCCAAGCCCATAGGAAACAATATTTGCGGCCATTGGGCACTTGCCCGGTGTATCGGCGACCCTGCAAAAGGTTTTGGTGCTGGCCG